TGGGGTTAAAACCTTGCTGGGTGTAAACACTTATAAGAAGATTAAACGACTTGGGTGTCATAACTTTAAGTCTTTAGTCGAAGAAGACAAACTTATTATTACTGATGCTGATACGATCTCAGAAATCTCTACATTTATCGAGAAGAAAGGGTCTTATGAGGCTGATGAAGGTTATCATGATGACTTGGTAATGCCTTTAGTGCTATTCGGATGGTTAACTACCCAGCCGTATTTTAAAGACCTAAATAACATAAACCTGAGAACAATTATGTATGAAAAACAGATTCAAGCGATTGAAGATGAATTGACTCCGTTTGGGTTTTATGATGATGGTAATGGCGATAAAGATCCATTGAATTTTTGAGAAAACTCATAAAAACTAAATAAAATGTAGACATGATTTTCTGTCTAAAGTAAAACTTATTAACAAGGAGAATTACAATGCCTTTCCAATTATCTCCAGGCGTTGCAGTCGTAGAAAAAGATTTTTCAGCGATCGTTCCAGCGGTTTCAACTAGCCGTGGTGCTTTTGCAGGTACATTCCAATGGGGTCCAGTTTTGGCTCCTGTTCAGGTTACTTCTGAGAACGAATTAGTTTCGATCTTCGGTAAGCCAGTTGATGGCAATGCCCAGTCTTTCTTTACTGCAGCAAACTTCCTATCATATACTAATGCTCTATTAGTTGCTCGTGCTGACGTTGATGCCGCACGTAATGCTGTTGCTACTGAAACTGGCACTGTTACTTCTGTTACTAGAGTATCAGGCGGTTCTGGTTACACTTCTGTTCCTACAGTAACTTTCTCTGCTCCACAAATTGCTGGTGGTATTCGTGCTACTGGTACTGCTGTCCTAGCAGGTGGTGCAGTTACTGCTGCTACTGTTTCTGCTGGTGGTTCTGGTTATAGTTCTCCAACTGTAACTTTCTCTTTACCACAAGTTTCTGGTGGTACACGTGCTACTGGTACTGTTACTGTTTCTGGTGGTGAAGTTACTGGTATCGTTATTGTTTCTGGTGGTTCTGGTTACACTTCTGCTCCTACTGCTACTATTAACGCAGTTGGTGGTGGTACTGGCGCTACTGTTGGTTCAGTAACTATTGCTGCTTCTCAAATCGCAAGTATTACTATTACTAACCATGGTACTGGTTACACTGGCGCTCCATCTATCAGCTTTGATGGTGGTTCTGGTACTGGCGCAAACTTTACTTCTACTATTACTACTGGTGGCGTAAAGATTAATAACACTGATTCATATATCGCATCTTATGCTAATGGCGCTGGTGTGTATGGTGAATTCGCTGCTCGTTATCCAGGCGCATTAGGTAACTCTCTAAAAGTTTCTATGGCTGATGCTGATACATTTGCTGATTGGGCTTATGCAGCTAACTTCAATGGCGCCCCTGATACTTCTACATACGCTGATAGCGTTGGCGCTTCTAATGATGAATTACACATTGTTGTTGTAGACGAAGATGGTTTATGGACTGGTGCTCCAGGCACTGTTCTAGAAAAGTTTGCTTATGCTTCTAAAGCATCTGACGCTCGTCAATCAAATGGCACAAACAACTATTACAAGAATGTAATTAACTCTGGTTCTAAATACATCTACTGGATGGATCATCCTACTGATGGCGGCAACTGGGGTAACGAAGCTGCTGGAAGAACATTTAACTCGCTAGGTGATGTTATCGATCGTTCATTGGCTGGTGGTGTTGATGCACTAACTGCTACTGATGGTGAAGTAATTACTGCTTGGACTTTATTTGGCGATGATGCTCAGTATGATATCAGCTTGCTACCAGTTGGCGCTGCTTCTTCTACTGTTGCTGATGCTGTTATCGGTATCGTTGAATCTCGCTTAGATTGCGTTGCATTCATCTCTCCAGTTAATGTAAACACTAATGAGCCAATCGTTGGTTCTGGTTCTGCTGCTACTGACCAAATCGTTGCTTTCCGTAACGAATTGCCAAGCACTTCTTACGCAGTTCTTGACTCTGGTTACAAATACCAATACGATCGCTACAACGACAAATATCGTTTCATCCCATTGAACGGCGACGTTGCTGGTCTATGCGCTCGTACTGATAACACTAACGATCCTTGGTTCTCTCCAGGTGGTTTGAATCGTGGTCAAATTAAGAACGTGGTTAAATTGGCTGTTAATCCAGGTAAAGCTGAGCGTGATACTCTTTACGCTGCTGGTGTTAACCCAGTTGTTACTTTCCCAGGCGAAGGTACTGTTCTTTACGGTGACAAGACTCTATTGGCAAAACCAAGTGCGTTTGATCGTATCAACGTACGTCGCTTGTTCATCGTTATGGAAAAGGCTATCGCTACTGCTGCTAAGTTCCAGTTGTTCGAATTCAATGATTCATTCACTCAGGCTCAGTTCCGCAACCTAGTAGAACCATTCCTACGTAACGTCCAAGGTCGTCGTGGTATTACTGACTTCAAAGTTGTTTGCGATGGCTCAAACAACACTGGCGAAGTTATCGATAGCAACCAATTCGTTGCTGACATCTACGTCAAACCAAATCGTTCTATCAACTTTATTACTCTAAACTTTGTTGCTGCTCGTTCTGCTATCAGCTTTACTGAGTTGGGTGCATAATTAGATAATAAATAAAAGAGAACAAAGGAGAATTAAATGGCAAATATTGCTGATTTTAAAGCGCAGATGTTGGGTGGCGGTGCTCGCCCAAACCAATTCCGTGTTGAACTTACATTCCCAAGTTTTGTTACATTGGGTCAAGTAGCTGGTCAGCGTGCACAGTTCTTGTGTAAAGCTGCTCAGTTACCTGCTTCCACTATCGAGAACATTGGTGTTCTATATCGTGGTCGCCCTGTTAACTTTGCTGGTGAGCGTACATTCCAACCATGGACTGTGACAATTTACAACGATACTACTTTCGGTATCCGTAACGCACTAGAGCAATGGCAATCTGGTATCCAGAACTATAACACTACTGATGGTCGTGTTAACCCTTCTGACTACCAAGTAGACCTAGCTGTTCATCAACTAGATCGTGCTGGCGCAATTATTAAGACTTACAATTTCATTGATGCTTACCCAACTAGCATCTCTGCTATTGGTTTAGATTACGAGCAACAAAACGCTATTGAACAGTTTGACGTGGAGTTCCAATACAACTTCTTCACTTCTGCTACTGGTGCAGCTGCTGGCTTCGGTGTTAATGTTTCTATTGACACTCCAGTTGGTTCGTTCCCACTTTAATTAATAAACTGAAGGTCTTATATAATGCAATTATTTGGATTCGAGATATTACGTAAGAAGGACGACAAGCCATTAGACAGTATTGTCAGCCCAAGCCCTTCTGACGGATCTACCGTAGTAAACACTGGCGTAAATGCTGGTGGGTACTACGGCATGGTCATGGATCTTGATGGTATCATCAAGAATGAAAATGATTTAATCCGTCGTTACCGTGAAGTTGCTACGTATAGTGACTGTGATGGTGCTATTGAAGATATCGTTGGCGAAGCAATCGTTTATGATGAAGAAGACCAAACAGTTACTATTAATTTAGATGACACTGAGTTATCTGATACAATTAAAGAAAAGATTCGTGTTGAGTTCAACAAGATTCTAAAGTTGTTAAAATTCAGTGAGCGTGGACATGATATCTTCCGCTCATGGTATGTTGATGGTCGTTTGTACTATCATATCCTTTTAGATGAGAAAAATCTAAAAGCAGGTATTCAAGAATTGCGTTATATTGATCCACGTAAAATTCGTAAAATCAAAAACGTAATTAAGTCAAGAACTCCTCAGGGAGTTGAAGTTGTTAAAGAGGTTCAAGAATATTACCTCTACAATGACAAAGGAATTACTGAGCAGACTACTCAAGGTGTTAAGTTATCGCTTGATTCAGTAGTTTATGTTCCTTCTGGTTATATGGATGCTAACACTGGTATGATGATGTCATATCTACATAAAGCAATCAAACCAACTAACCAGCTAAAGATGATTGAAGACAGTTTAGTCATCTATCGTATTAGTCGTGCTCCTGAGCGCAGAATATTTTATGTTGATGTAGGTAACTTACCTAAAATCAAAGCGGAACAATATGTCAATGACATTATGAACAAGTTCCGTAATAAGATTGTTTATGATGCAACAACTGGAGAAGTTCGCGATGATCGTCGCCATCTATCAATGATGGAAGACTTCTGGATGCCACGTCGTGAAGGTGGTAAGGGTACTGAGATTACTACTCTTCCAGGTGGTCAAAACTTAGGCGAGATCCAAGATATTGAATATTTCCAGCAGAAGTTATATCGTTCATTGAATGTGCCTATTGGTCGCCTTCAAGAACAACAAGGATTTAGCATAGGTCGTGCTCAAGAAATTAGTCGCGATGAAGTTAAGTTCCATAAATTTATTATTCGTTTACGTAACAAGTTTGCTACTATATTCACAGAAGCATTGCGTGTACAATTAGTCGCTGCTAATATTATGCGCCCTGAAGAATGGGACGAGATTAAACAAGATATCCGTTACAACTTTGTTCAGGATAATCATTACGCTGAGTTAATGAATGCTGAAGTTCTTGGTAACCGTATCGCATTGTTACAACAAATTGAACCTTATCTCGGTCGTTTCTATTCTATGGATTGGGTGCGTAGAAATGTGCTACAATTATCTGAAGATGAAATTGAAGAGATGCAAGAACAGATGGATGGTGAAGAAGAATACCATATGTCTAATGCCGAACGAACTGGCGAAATGGCTGCAGCTACTCAAGCTGCGCAACAGAACTTCCTTCAAGCAAATGCGCCACAAGCACTTGAAGCCCCTATCGCTGATGCGCCACAACCGAATAACCAATAAGGAGATATTATGTCAACACTAGATTTAGTACAGGCTATTATGAGCAAAGATGCTATGGCAATTGAAAGTTCTTTCAATGATGTTATGGCAGATAAAATTTCTACTCGCTTAGAAGATATGCGTACTACAGTTGCTCAGAACATGTTTAAGACACCAGAAGCAGTTGTTGAAGAAGCATGGGATCCTGAGCAACCTGATGGTGGTGGCGCTGGCGCTGGTGATGTTTCTAGCAAAGATAAAAAGAAAAAATCTAAAGCAGCTTGTTAATATGCGTTATTACGAATTTAAATCTTCTCTTAGAAAATCTAACATTGTTGAAAGTGTTAGATCGTATGGTCAGTTAATCGAACAGGCTGACTCAGGAGAAGTTTTAATTAATGGTTTAACAACTAAGTTTAAAACTATTGAAGAAGCAAGAAAACATATTAAAGAAGATTACGATACACATCAGCTAGCAGAAAAAGTAGCAAAAGATACATATCAAGAAATTTCGGAAAATACAGTTGCTAGCATTATCAAAGAACATCACAATATTAAAGTTACTGATACATTAATAGAGTCATACTTAGAACTTGCTTCTTCAAACATTTTTAGCGTAGATCCAGTCGTTCAAAAAATTCGCTCTTTAAATAAATTAGATCGTATCGTTGAAGGTAAGCTGCATTATGTGCTTGCTGATGAAAGCATTGTAGCGATTAACGAAGAAACGCAAGATCGCCTAAATAAGTTATTAGGTAATCAAACAGAGATTATCGAGTATATGAGAGATTCAAAAGAGAACTTCTTTCATGTGCTTGAACAAATAGAGGAATAAAAATGGCTGTCCTATTTACAACAGTTCGTAATACAAACCAAGAAACTATCATTCACTTCGACACAGTCGCTGCTGAATCTGGCACAATCACTATCGCTGACTTAGCTGCTTCTACTCAAGCAAGAAACAGTGATACGCCAAAAGTTAATATCGTTCGTTTTATCGCTACTGGCGCTGACGGTGCTGGTACTCGTATTACACGAAGCGGTAAGAATATTATTTCTTGCGCCCCAGAAAATGCTCCAGTGTTAGATCTAACACAATATGGTATTAGCGATAGCACTAACAACACTGCTGACATCGTTGTTGTTAACGATGCTGCTAAGCCAGTAACAGGTTATATTACTTTACGTAAAATCCAAGGTTGGGATACTAAAGTTGAAGATGCTACTTACGGTGCTTATGACGATCCTACTCGTGTTGGCGCTTCTACTACTGCCAGTGGCTCACCAGATAAGGTATAACTATGAAACTTATTAGAGAAACAGTCGAAGAGACAAGACTTATTGTTGAAGAAAAACTAGGTAAAGGTAAACAATACTTTATCGAAGGTGTTTTCCTTCAATCAGAATTAGTTAATCGTAATGGTCGCATGTACAAAGAAGGTATTATGGACCGTGAAGTTTCACGCTACATGAAAGAGGCTGTTGCCAATAATCGTGCTTATGGTGAACTTGGACATCCAGATGGTCCAGGAATTAACCTTGATCGAGTGTCCCACTTGATCGTTGATCTTCGTAAAGAAGGCACTAACTATATTGGTAAAGCAAAAATTTTAGAAACCCCAATGGGACAAATCGCTCGTGGTCTTTTAGATGGTGGCGCTAACCTTGGTGTTTCTTCAAGAGCAATGGGATCTCTCAAAATGAATAATGAGGGTATCAATGTTGTTCAAGACGATTTCATGCTGTCAACCGCAGCTGATATCGTTGCTGATCCTTCGGCTCCTGATGCTTACGTACGTGGCATTATGGAAGGTAAGGAATGGATATTTGTTGATGGAAAGTTTGTGGAACAAAATATTGAAGAGGTAAAATCTTTCATTAAGAAAACTTCTTCTAGAAATCTAGAGGAAGCAAAGATTCAGGCTTTCCAACACTTTCTGAGTAAAATCAGATAAAATATAAATAAATCATAGAACTATCCAGTTAGGAGAAAACGATGTCAATCGAACAAAAAATCGCTGAAATTTTAGCAGAGTCTAAAGCAAAGCAAGCAGAAGTTAATGAAGCAAAATTTGCTGGTAAAGAAGGTGGCCAAGACTCTGGTAAAGACGGAGCAGCTGCTGGTGACCAAGCTGTTATTCGCCAAGGTAACGCAGTTCCAAATGGTGGCGAAACACCAAACCCAGACAATGCCCGCAATAATGTGGACAAAGAAAAAGAAGCTGAGCAAGCACCAAGCGGTTCTATGAACCCACACAATGGTGACCAGTCTCCAGTTCGTAAGGGTAATGCTGTTAAAGGCATGAAAGAAGATCTAGATGCTATGTTTGGCACTGATGATCTATCTGAAGAATTCAAAACAAAAGCAGCTACTATTTTTGAAGCAGCTGTTATGTCACGTGTAACTGCTGAAGTTGCTCGTTTAGAAGAAGAGTTTGAAGCAAAAGTAGCTACTACTGTTGCTGAACAAATTGAGGGTATTGTTGAACAAGTTGATGGATATCTCGGCTATATTGCTGAGCAGTGGATGGAACAGAATGAAATTGCCCTTGAGCGTGGTATTAAGTCTGATATTCTTGAAGGTTTCGTCGGTGGATTGAAAGGTCTATTCGAAGAACACTATATTGATATTCCAGAAGAAAAGTATGACCTACTTGGCGAAATGGAAGAAACAATTGCTGAACTAGAATCTAAGATTAATGAGCAAGTTGCTGCTAATGTTGAGTTGACAAAAACTGTTAACGAAGCAAAGCGTAACGAAATCATTAAGACTGTTAGCGAAGGTTTGACTGCTACTGAATCTGAAAAGTTCACTAGCCTAGTTGAAGAAGTTGCTTTCGAAGGTTCTGAATCTTTCGAGACTAAGATTAAGACTATCCGTGAATCTTATTTCACTAAGACTACTACATCAGGTGTACAATCTGTTGTTACTGACACTCCAGTTGAAGTTATTACTGAAGCTGTGACTAAGAATGTTGACCCAAAAATGTCAGCATATCTATCAGTTCTCAACAAATAAAAATTTAAAAAAGGAAAAATCCAAATGGATCGCAAACAATTAATGGAAAAATGGGCACCAATCCTCAATCACGAGGGTTCTGCTCCAATTCAAGATAACTACCGTAAGGAAGTTACTGCTGTTCTTCTAGAGAACCAAGAACGCGAAATGGGCAAGCAAGCTGAAGCATTGTTCGAAGCTGCTCCTACTAACAGCGTTGGTTCATACCCAGACACAGGCGGTGTTGCTAAGTTTGATCCAGTGTTGATCAGCTTGGTTCGTCGTGCTATGCCACAATTGATCGCTTACGATATCGCTGGCGTTCAACCAATGACTCAACCTACTGGCTTGATCTTCGCAATGAAGTCACGCTACTCTACTCAAGGTGGTACTGAAGCATTGTTCAACGAAGCTGACACAGACTTCGCTGGTACTGGTACTCACTCTGGTACTTTTGACTTCGGTGGTTCTGAAACTACTGGTTCTGGTTTGGCTACTTCTGCAGCTGAACGTCTTGGCCAAGGTGGTCAAGGTGATGGTTCTTTCGGTCAAATGGCATTCAGCATCGAGAAGACTTCTGTTACTGCAAAGACTCGTGCTTTGAAGGCAGAATACTCTGTTGAATTGGCTCAAGACTTGAAGGCTGTTCATGGTCTTGACGCTGAAGGCGAATTGAGCAACATTCTCTCTACTGAGATCCTTGCTGAAATCAACCGTGAAGTTGTTCGTACTGTTTACACTACTGCTAAGGCAGGTGCTCAAGTTGGTACTACTACTGCTGGTACTTTCGACCTAGACACTGACTCTAATGGTCGTTGGTCTGTTGAGAAGTTCAAAGGCTTGATGTTCCAAATCGAACGTGAAGCAAACGCTATCGGTCAACAAACTCGTCGTGGTCGTGGTAACTTTATCATCACTTCAGCTGACGTTGCTTCTGCTCTAGCAATGGCTGGCGTGTTGGATTATTCTTCTGGCTTGTCTGGTAAGAACAACCTAACTGTTGATGATACAAGCACTACTTTCGCTGGTGTTCTAAACGGCAAGTACAAAGTGTATGTTGACCCATATACTTCTAACGTATCTGCTACTCAGTTCTTCGTTGTTGGCTACAAAGGCGCTTCTGCTTTTGACGCTGGCTTGTTCTACTGCCCATACGTGCCTCTACAAATGGTTCGTGCTGTTGATCCAAACAGCTTCCAACCAAAGATTGGCTTCAAGACTCGTTATGGCATGGTTGCTAACCCATTCGTTTCATTGGATGGTTCAGGTGGCTTGACTGCTAACGAAAACTACTACTACCGTCGTGTTAAAGTTGCTAACTTGATGTAATAGTTAGAAACCTACGTAAGATAGGTATTTCAAAGGGGAACTTCGGTTCCCCTTTTTTCATTTACTAAATATACAAATAAAGGAGATTATAATGCCAAACCCACCAGATATTCCAGTAGTAAAACCAGAAGATCTAGTTCCATTGACTCCACCAGTAGGTGAAGACATTAACAACTTGGTTCCATTGACTCCACCAGTAGGTGAAGACATTAACAACCTAGTACCACTACAACACCCATAATGCCAATTCCATCTTCTTCGAATTTGAGTCCACTCTCTCCGAATGGTTTTAACTTTACCATTTCGAAAGCAGCAGACATCGCATTTTATTGTCAACAAGCAAACCTCCCAGGGATTACTCTTGGTGAGCCAACATTCTCAACACCTTTCGCTACTAACCCAGTTCCAGGTGATGCGTTGACATATGACTCTCTTCAGATTCAATTCTTAGTTGATGAAGAAATGTTAAACTATAATGTATTGTATAACTGGATTGTTGCTCTTGGTTTCCCTGAGTCATATGATCAGTATGTTACCTTCTTAGCTGGCGACACTACACAATACGATGAACTTGCGAAAAACTATTCTGATGCGACCCTAGAGATTCTTGACTCAAACAATAATGTTGTAAGAACTATCACTTTCTATGATGCGTTCCCAACAACACTAGATTCAATTACATTTGCATCCACTAATGAAGGTGTTAACTACGTAGTAGGTTCTGCAACCTTTAGATTTGGACATTTCAAGTTTACATAATTTAAATTTGCTTTTATTGCAGATTTGTAGTATAATGATGTAACAAGTGAGGATATTATGAACATCGAACAACTTCAAGAAATGTGGGAAACTGATTGCGAGATAGATGATAACTATCTCGGTGAAACTACCACAGCAACCCCCAAACTCCACGCCAAGTATTTAAAGTTACTTGTCAATGTCAAACTCAAACACACTAAGTTGAGTTCTGACCACAACATTCTCCGTAAAAACAAATTCCGTTTATATCGTGGAGAACTATCACGTGATGAATTAATTGCTTTGGGTTGGGAACAATGGCAAGGTGTTAAACCTTTAAAGAATGAGATGGATGAATTTCTATCTGGTGATACTGAACTAAATACATTGAAGGTAAAAATTGATTACCTAGAAACAATGATATATTTCCTTGAGTCAGTCCTTGGTCAAATTAAAGCAAGAGACTGGCAAATTAAAACTGCAGTTGAGTGGAAGAAATTCCTAGCTGGGATGTAATGATAAAGATTGAAAAGTTAGACGAAGTTTATGTAAGAATATTTGGTGATGCTTCTATTGAACAAGAACTCGCCGACTTCTTCACATATGAATACCCAGGTGCTCGGTTTACTCCGCAGTTCCGAGCAAGACTCTGGGATGGAAAAGTTCGTCTATACGATTCAATAAGAAAAACCCTTTACCTTGGATTAGTCCCTTATGTTGAGCAGTTTGCCGTAAGTAATGGTTACGGTATTGAATATGTAAATCAAGTTGCTCACACAAATAACATCACAACTGATATCATAGAGAAGTTTGTTAAGGCATTAGAAACGCCAGACAAAATTGAAATCCGTGACTATCAAATAGAAGCAATGGCCACTGCTATTGATAAGGAAAGAACCTTACTTCTATCACCTACTGCCTCTGGCAAATCTTTTATCATTTACTCTATTATGCGTTGGCATCTAAACGCAGGACGTAAATGTATCATCATCGTTCCAACAACATCTTTAGTTGAACAGTTATATACTGACTTTGAGGATTACTCAACAGTAAACAACTGGGGTGTTTCTGAACACTGCCAAAAATTATACAGTGGTTTCACAAAGGAATTTACCAAGGATGTTTTAATTACAACTTGGCAATCAGTATACCTACAACCTCGTAGTTGGTTTGCTCAATTCAATGTTATGTTCGGAGATGAGGCGCATAACTTTAAAGCGAAATCTCTTACCAGCGTTATGGAAAAGATGGATAAGATCCGCTACCGTATCGGAACTACTGGAACACTAGATAATAAGAAGGTTCATAAATTAGTTCTTGAGGGTGTATTTGGTCAAGTCCACAGAGTCACTACTACTAAGAAATTAATGGATAGTGGGAAACTTGCTGACCTAAATATTATGTGCGTGATACTGAAGTACAATGAAGAAATTCGTAAGGATCGTAAAAATAAAACGTACCAAGAAGAAATGGATTGGCTAGTTTCTTGTGAACCAAGAAATAAATTTATCCGAAACTTGGCAGTAAATTCTAAAGGTAATACGCTAGTTCTTTTTCAATACGTTGAAAAGCATGGCAAGATTCTTTACGAACTTATCAAGAACAAAGTACACGAAGATAGAAAAGTATTTTTTGTTTATGGCGGAACCGAAACAGCTGATCGTGAAGCGATCCGTCATATAACTGAGGATGAGACTGACGCTATTATTATTGCGTCCTTTGGAACTTTCTCCACTGGTATTAACATCCCTTCTCTTGAGAATGTAATATTTGCGTCACCCTCTAAAAGTAAAATCCGCAACCTACAATCTATTGGTCGTGGGTTGAGATTAAAAGATGGCAAAACAAAATGTAATTTATTTGATTTGGCTGACGACTTGCATTGGAAGTCTTGGAAAAATCATACGCTTAATCATGCAGCAGAGCGTTACAAAACATATGCTGAAGAAGAATTTAAAATCAAAATAGTCGAGGTAGATTTATGCTAGACGACAATGATATGTATGTTGTTATAAAATTTAACAGCGGTGAACAAGTCATGGCAGTTCTTGAGGAAGAAGACAGTGAGTATGTCCAGCTTCTTTCACCGATGGTTATTAAATCAATCCCAGTCCTTAGTGAAGGTAGAGAGCATGTAACGGCTCACCCATTCTGTCAATTTACAGACGAGAAAACATTCTTGATTGAAAAGAAAAATATTCTTTTTGTGAAGCGTCTAAAAGAAATTATGATCCCCCACTATCAACGCATCGTTCAAGAGCATGAAGAGTTTACCTCGTTTAAACCAAAGGGTGAGGCAGAAGAGAAGTATTGGGGACAGGCTGAAGGCATTACTCAGGAAGAGGCAATGCGTAGAATCGAGATGCTAACCTCTTTGTCGGAAGAAGCAGAGGAGAGAGCAGAAGAGTTAGTTACATCGTTCGTAGAAGGAAACGATACTAGACATTAACTCATCAACAAACCCGACATGGTTATTATACATGTGGTCAAATAAAAAAGCAAATTTAAAATAACTGCAAAATGCAAGTTAAAAATAAGTTTGCTTTTTTCAATTGTGTAGCGTATAATCATAGTATGTTAAATTATAGGAAGAATCCAATGTCATGGCTCATTACGTAAACAACGCAGATTTTCTAGTAGCAATAACAGAGTACCGAGAAAAAGTAAAACACGCAAAAGAAAATGGTTTACCTAAACCTATCGTGAGTAATTATATTGGTGAGTGTATTTTAAAGATCGCAACGCATCTATCATACAAACCCAACTTTATTAATTACTCTTATCGTGAGGACATGATTTTGGATGGCATTGAAAACTGTATTCAGTACATCGACAATTTTGATCCTTCTAAATCTAAGAACCCTTTCGCTTACTTTACACAAATTATTTACTACGCATTTCTTCGTAGGATTGCTAAAGAAAAGAAACAAAGTTATATTAAAGGTATGTTGATTCAGAACATGCCGTTTGAAATGTTTGAGTTACAAGAGCAGGATGAGACTGGTGAATTCCATAATGCTTATCTTGAGTTTATGCAACAAAATAATACATTCGATGATTTCATTGGTCGCAAGAAAGAAAAAGCTGCCAAGAAAAAAATGGAAAATACATTGAACGCATTTATTAATGATGAGAATGATAATGGGAACCTCGACAACATCGATCCAACAGTGGATATCGAATCTGGGATTATCGCAAGTAAAGACTTACCCTCCGATCCGATCTAGAGGTAGGAGAGGTAGACGTCGTAGTAATACAAGAACGCTAAAACGATATTGCTGGGATAGTTGGGATAATGCTTTACCTTTGAATAAAATTATGAACGAAACTGAACAAAATAAAATTTTCCTTGGCGCCTCTGACTTTGATGATCTAATCGTCGCAGAGATTTTGAAGCGTCGTGTTGATGCTGGACAGCGCACAATTCACCGTGAGACTAATGTTCTTTGTAATAGAGAGCATTGGGCTGAGTGGGCTGAAGAGCACTTCAAGAATGACCTTCATGTCCAAGGAAATTCTTCTAATGGTATTATCATTGAGCGTGATACAAATAACTATATCAAGTTTGATGTTAATAGCAACACTACATCTGTTCGTGCTTATGGTGATGTTGATTTTGCTGATGCGATCATTGCTATGGTTGAAGCAAAGTTTGATATTGTAACATCACATATTGAATGGATCTATTCTTCTGATGGTCAATCAGTTAATGTTCCATTGAATCGCGACCGACTTCCAGTTGCTGAGATGTACCCTTTCTTAAAAGGTGAATCTCTAGAATCATATTACGATCGTTATATGGAATCATCAGCTAACATCTTGTTGTTGATTGGACCTCCAGGTACTGGCAAAACTACATTCATTCGTGGCTTGCTTGCCCACACAAACTCTTCAGCAATTGTTTCATATGACTCAGGCATCCTCGACAAGGATGGTTTCTTTGCTCGCTTTATTGAGGGTGATGATAGTGTCATGGTTCTTGAAGACTCTGACGCATTCTTGAAATCTCGTAGCGATGGCAACACAATGATGCACCGATTCCTTAATGTGGGTGATGGTCTTGTGACTACCAAAGGTAAGAAGATGATCTTCTCTACCAACCTTCCATCTATCCGTGATATCGATTCAGCGTTGGTTCGTCCAGGTCGTTGTTTTGATATTGTTACATTTGATGAACTGAATTATGACGAAGCAGTCATCTTGGCTAAACGTCTTGGCGTTGGCGATGTTGAATCAGGTAAGAAGAAATATAGCATTGCTGAAATCTTTAACAAACAATCTAACAAACCAACTGAGCGAAAGGTAGGTTTCATTTGAAGGTAGCGATTATTACAGACCAGCACTTCGGTGCTAGGAATGATAGTGTTGCGTTCTTAGACTTCTTTCAAAAATTCTATGACAATACTTTCTTTCCTACTCTTGACGTATCTGGCATTGATACTGTTCTTATTCTTGGTGACACTTTTGATAGACGTAAATACGTCAACTTCTATGCCCTTGATAGAGCCAAAAAAATGTTCTTCGATAAATTGGAAGAGCGTGGCATTACTGTTTACATGTTGGCTGGGAATCATGATACTTATTTCAAGAACACTAATGAAGTAAACTCTCCTGACTTATTGTTGGCTGAATATAATAACATTGAAGTTATTGATGACCCAAAGACTATCAACGTGAATGGTTTTGAGGTTTGTATGTTGCCTTGGATTTGTCCAGAAAACTATACGCAAAGTATTGACGAGATAACGAACACAACAGCTACACTATGCATGGGGCATTTGGAAATTGCTGGGTTCTCAATGTACAGAGGAATGGAAAGTCATGAAGGATTTTCTGCAGAAACTTTCAGCAAATTTGATATGGTCTTTAGTGGTCATTATCATCATCGTAGTAACGACAGCAATATTTACTATTTGGGAAATCCGTACGAACTTACTTGGCAGGATTATAACGATCCCCGAGGATTCCACTTGTTCGACTTCTCTACAAGACAACTCGACTTCATTGAAAATCCTTATCGAATGTTCGAAAGACTCGAATACACCGATAAAGAAGTCGAACCAATCGACCTTGATCAGTTAGAATTAAAAGACAAATATGTTAAACTTATCGTAGTTGACAAGACTGACTATTATAAATTTGACAAATTCATTCAGAAGTTATATAATAAAGGTTGCCACGAAATTAAGATTGTTGAAGACCTTTCTGAATTTGAGTCTGGTGAAATCAATGAAGAGATTAACTTAGAAGACACAGTTTCTGTTCTTGCTAACTACATTGATTCAGTTGAAACTGATGTTGATAAAGAGAAAATTAAGTCTTATATGCGTGGTCTGTATACTGAGGCAGTAAATATTGAGGTCGTTTAATGGCTAAGAAATATTTAAAACATATTGTAACAAGAGACAATCAATTAGTTGATCAAGTTATGATTGACTATGTTGTTGATCATAATAGGCAAGAAAATATTTTATGTTTCGCCGATCATGTTTCTTGGCATATGTATGATATGATACAAAGTGGATTTTATTGTAATTGGCCAAACACCAATAACAATAGATATTTTATCAAAGCAAACTCTCTAATTCTTTCTAAAGGGTCTGATGTATATCATAAATCTAATCGAAATTTAATCAATAATTATTTTGGTTATATCATTCTAAATGGAAATGATAATACTCATGTTTCTTTTGAGGTTGATGGTTCTTCGGAAAACATTTTGGCTGAAACAGGATTACTATTAATCTCCCCAGAGACCGATGAACAACACAGTATTAAATGGGATCTTGACTATGACTTGGTCATGGTGAAATTTAATATTACCCCTGTTCAAAATATAGTTCACCCAAATAATTGGATACCATTTTAATGCAGCAACTTGAGATTGAGTATTTCTTTCCACTGACGGAACAGATTCCGTTGGAATTGGATTATGAACCTAGTAGATTATATGCCAAAGAACTCAATCGTCAACGATGCATTGAGGGTAGTTCTGGACAGTTTCTAACAAATGGTGGAACTGGATATACTACTTGGTCAACTGTTTCAAACACTATCGCATTCAAACCAGAAGATGATAGTGTTGGTTACTGGGAACTTGGAACAGGGTTCTACTTTTACAACAAAAAGAAACCTAACTGGCTTCATCAAAAGATGGTTGCTTTGTTTATGGGTTTGAAATGGAAAGATAAATGATTGTATTCAAGAGCGTGTCCTGGAAGAACTTTTTATCTACAGGCAATTCTCCAAACAAAGTATTACTTGATAAATCACCAACAACTTTAATCATTGGTAAGAATGGTGAAGGTAAAAGCACAATCTTAGATGCATTGTGCTTTTCATTGTTTGGAAAACCATTTCGAAATATTAACAAGGGTCAACTGATTAACTCTATCAACGGCAAAAACTGTTTAGTTGAGATTGAGTTTTCTGTTGCTGGTAAAGAATATAAAATCATTCGTGGTATTAAACCCAATGTGTTTGAAATTTGGTGTGATGGTGAAATGCTTAATCAAGACGCAGCATCACGTGATTATCAAAAGGTTCTAGAACAACAGATCCTTCGTTTGAACTATAAGACATTTACTCAAGTTGTTATTTTGGGTTCTGCTTCTTTCGTTCCATTTATGCAGTTACCATCTAGTCAACGCAGAGATGTTATTGAGGATATTCTTGACATCCGTATCTTCTCTGCTATGAATTCATTATTGAAAGAAAAGGCGCAGGAGACTAAGGATGCCATCACACAAACTGAGAATGAAATTAAAAGCGCAAAGGATAAAGTTGAATCGCAACAAGCGATCATCAAGACTATTGCCGAAGCAAAGACTGAAAGCATCAACAACATACTATCAAAAATATCTGCTAACAATGATGAGATTCTACATGCAGAGGGCGAGATCCAATCTATCCTTTCGGAGATCAATACTCTTAAAGCAAGCATCGCTGACAAGGAAACTATATCTGAAGACATTGAAAAAGCAAAGTCCCTCAAGTCAAAGTTGCTCCAGAAGATCGAAACTTGCGAGCACCACTCAGAGTTTTTTAACGAACATGACGTATGTCCAAGTTGTAACCAAGATATCGCAGAAGAATACAAAGAGAGTATTGTCAAAGACCTTAATCAGAAAATGTTGGACAACAACTCAAAGGTTGATGAACTCCAAACCATACTCACTGGACTCAATGAAAAGTTATCTAAGATTAACAAAGTGGTTGAACAAATTACCGACAAGAACATTGAGTTATCTACAAGAAACAGTACGATCACCTTACTCAACAAACAAAACACAGAACTTGAAGCTGAGACCGAAAGGGTTAAGTCTGACACAACTAACATCGATGAAGAGAAGTCTAAACTAAAAGAACTTGCTCAGAGTGCGTTAGATAAAATTAGTCAGAAGAACCAACTTCAAGAACACCGAAACATTGAAGAAGTTGCTTCTGTATTGTTGAAGGACACTGGTATTAAGACTGCGATTATTCGTGAGTATTTACCAGCAATGAATAAGTTGATTAACAAATACCTCAATGCTATGGATGCCTACATCCACTTTGAACTTGATGAATCATTTAATGAGATTGTGAAGTCTCGTCATCGCGACGAGTTTACTTACGCAAGTTTCTCTGAGGGGGAGAAGATGCGTATTGACTTGGCTATTCTTTTTACTTGGCGTCAAATTGCTAAGATGAAGAACTCAGTTAACACTAACCTTCTAATCCTTGATGAGATCTTTGATTCTTCTCTTGATACTGCAGGTACGGATTACTTCTTGAACCTGATGAATCAAGTTGGTGAGAACACGAACATCTTTGTTATCAGCCATAAGGGTGATCAGCTGTTCGATAAATTCCGTTCAGTTATTAAGTTTGAGAAACGTAATGACTTCTCTATCCTCGTATAACCCTGTTGCAAGAAGGGTCAAAAATTTCGCTTGACTTTAAACGAAAGATGTAGTATACTAAATACATAAAAGGGTTGGTAGTCAATCCTTATAATTCTTAGGAGATAAGAATGAGAACTGGTATTTTTATTGGGCGATTCCAGCCCGCACATCAAGGTCATATCCACGCACTGGGTTTGGCTGCATCCCAAGTACAAAAACTGTACATCCTAGTTGGTTCTTCCAACGTCTGTCGTAGTATTAAAAACCCTTGGACGTTTGATGAACGTAAGCAAATGCTTCACCTGAAGCTGCATAATGCTCGGATAACCAACTACGAAATTATCCCACTAAACGATTACAAATATTCAGACACTCAATGGATGTCTGATGTTCGCGCCACAATTGAACACTTCAATATGGGTTCACCGATTCTATTTGGACACATGAAAGAAGGTAATGATTACCTCAAGTGGTTCCCAGAACTAGAGTTTAGAAGTATTGAAGCGCAATATAATATGAATGCCACACAAATTCGTCAACGCATGTTTGATTTAAAAGATCCTGATATGCCTGAGACTGTGCTCGGTGATTATCAATTTTATCAAAATGAAAAGAAATTATTTAAAGACTATCCCTTCCCAGAAACCCTCAACTTCAACTGCGCAGATGCAGTCCTTGAATGTCAGGGGCATGTCCTTCTCATTCAAAGAAAGTTCAGCCCAGGAAAAGATGCGTGGGCAGTTCCTGGAGGTTTTAAAAATCAGCGAGAAACATTTCTCGACTGCGCAATCCGAGAGTTAATCGAGGAAACAAATGTCCGTGTTCCTGAGAAGGTTCTACGTGGCTCGATTGTGAAGACTGAATTGTTCGATAATCCAAATCGTTCATTTGGTATTCCAAGAAACACCATGGCAGTGTATATGCGTATCAGCCCAAACCCTGACTACTCATTGCCACGTGCTAATGGTGCTGACGATGCTGCTATGTGCAAGTGGGTGCCACTTACTGAAGCACTTAACAGCATTGAAATGTATGATGACCATAAGGACATCATTTCAAAAGTAACAGGTGTTATGCCAATGCCTGCTTTCGCAAAACTTTAATCGATTAGGAGATAATCATGAAACTCGCAAAAAACATTCTGTTGAACACAGACAGCTACAAAGTTAGCATGTTCAAACAATATCCAGCTGGTACAACTGGTGTATATTCATATATTGAATCTCGTGGCGGACGCTATGATGAAACAGTATTCTTCGGTCTTCAAGCGTTCATCAAGGAGTATTTACTTGAACCAATTACCCAAGCCGATATCGATATCGCAGATGAAATTCTCACTGCACACGGAGAACCATTCAACCGTGCTGGTTGGGAGTATATCCTTACCAAACATAACGGATTCCTTCCAGTTGTTATTCGTGCTGTTCCTGAAGGCACAGTGGTGCCTGTTAAGAATGTTCTGGCGACAATTGAAAACACTGATCCAGAATGTTTCTGGTTGACAACTTATTTGGAAACTGCTTTGCTTCGTGCTGTATGGTATCCTACAACTGTAGCAACACAATCTAAATCTATCAAGAAAATTATTCTTGACTACTTGGAGAAAACTGGTGACCCTTCTACTATCGATTTTAAGTTACACGATTTTGGTGCTCGTGGTGTATCTAGCCTTGAGTCTGCTGGAGTTGGGGGTGCGTCCCACTTGGTTAACTTCATGGGCACTGATACTATTACTGGCTTGCTCTATGCTCGTGAGTATTATAACGCTGGTATCGCAGGCTTCTCAATCCCAGCCGCAGAGCACAGCACAATCACAAGCTGGGGGCGAGACAATGAAGTGAAGGCATATGAGAATATGCTGAAGCAATTCGGTCGTGAAGGTTCTATCTTGGCAGTTGTGAGTGATTCGTATGACATCTTCAATGCAGCAAGCAAACTCTGGGGTGAAGAACTCAAGGAGCAAGTTATCGTCTCTGGTGCGACTGTGGTTATCCGTCCCGACTCTGGTGATCCTGACACCGTATGCCGCAAACTCGTCCAAATCCTTGGAGAGAAATTCGGTTATACAACCAACGCCAAAGGATTCAAAGTACTGAACAATGTTCGTTTGATCCAAGGTGATGGTGTTAATGAACACACTATCCGCATGATTCTCGGTGGCTTCCAAGCCTATGGGTGGTCAGCTGATAACATTGCTTTCGGTATGGGCGGTGCTCTTCTTCAAATTGTTGATCGTGATACTCAGAAGTTCGCAATGAAGTGTTCTTCTGCTAAGATCAACGGAGTTTGGGTTGATGTTCAGAAAGATCCTGTTACTGATTCTGGCAAGAAGTCAAAGGCTGGTCGTGTAACCCTTTGGGAATCTGGTGGTGAGCATCGCTCTGCTGTTACTCAGCCCACTGGCTGGACTGACAAAGGTCTTGGTTGGACTGAGGTTCTGCAAGAAGTTTTCCGTGATGGCAAACTTATCAACGAAATTACTTTCGAAGAAGTTCGCAAGAACAGCAACAAGTAATTGAAAATACCCCTTGACTTTTATTAAGTCTTGGGGTATAATTTGTGTTCAATATTATGGAGTTTTGAGATGTCTTATTTTTTGCGTGCTGGTAATACTTTCCGTGTGGCTTCTGAAGAAGCAATGGATCTAAGCAAAACCTTGCCTGTTGGCAACTACACTGTTAAGTACAACCAGATGGCTGACCAGTTCTTTCTAGAAATGGTTGATGCTTTCCCACAGATCACTAAGTTGTATGGTGATACGACTCGTCATGCCGATCGAATTCTTCGCACGTTCATGGATCGCACCATTAGCACTGGTGTGATGCTGAATGGCGAAAAGGGTTCAGGTAAAACCCTATTGGCTAAGACCCTGTCTATCGAGGGCGCAAAGATGGGTATCCCAACTATCATTATCAACGCACCTTGGACTGGTGATGGTTTCAACAAGTTCATGCAGGATATCGAGCAACCTTGTATCATTCTCTTTGATGAGTTTGAGAAGGTTTACGATAACGATGACCAAGAAAAAGCATTGACTCTGCTTGATGGAGTTTTCCCTTCTCGTAAATTGTTTGTTATCACTTGTAACGACAAGTGGCGTGTCAACGAACATATGCGTAACCGTCCAGGTCGTATCTACTACATGCTTGACTTTAAAGGGTTGACGCCAGACTTCATCCGTGAATACTGCGAGGATGTTCTTTTGAATAAATCTCACATTGACAAGATCGTTGATCTTGCTGCGTTGTTTGAGCAATTTAACTTTGATATGCTGAAGGCATTGGTTGAGGAAATGAATCGTTACGATGAAACTCCGCAAGATGCTCTGAAGATGTTGAATGCTAAACCTGAATTCAACAATGGTGGTAAGTTTGAGACTCAGCTGATTGTTAATGGTGAGCCTGTAAAAGAACGCAATGTCCGCACTGAATGGAATGGTAACCCTCTTAATGGTTCCATTACTTTCGGTTGGTACTCAAAGACTGACTACAACTTTGGTGGTGGTGCCAATGATGAAGACTTTGTTGCTGTTACTTCAGCTGATGAAGATGATGAGTTCTACAATGAAATTACTTTCACCCCGAACAACATCGTTAAGGTTGACGCAAACGATGGTAAGTTTACTTACCAACAAGGCAACGTATTCTGTATCCTGACCCGTAAGAAGGAACAAGGCTACAACTACCTCGCATTCTAAACAATAACCCTACGGATAGTAGGGGATTGTAAGTTGTTGATTTTAAAGGGGATTTTTATCCCCTTTACTTTCATTCTAGTCTGGGGTATAATAGTTGTATAAATTGGTTGAAAAGGATATATTATGAAGATTACGAGAGACATGTGGGCTGACTTTAATGACTATGAATTAGCCAAACTCTGTTATACCTACGGTATGGAAGAAGAGTTGAAGTGGGGCGATGACCTTACTTTGTTGAATCGTGAATTCATTGAGACCCTTCTCACTGACTTTGAAATGGACCTTGCTGAATCGGAGGTAAAATAATGGACAATAAAACAAGTGACTTGTCGGCGCGACTGCTGGCTACTGAAAACCTTTCAGTCGTTCGTGCTCCAACACGCACTGCATCGTTTGATATTAAAAATCGTGTGTTGACTTTGCCTCTGTGGAAAGATATGACACCTGAGATCGAGGATATGCTTGTCGGTCACGAAGTTGGTCATGCCCTTTACACTGGCGATGATTATCTGAAACCGATCCAAGATAACCCTAAGATGATGGGCTACCTCAACGTCCTCGAAGATGTTCGCATTGAGAAGATGATGAAGCGTAAGTATCCAGGTCTGCGTAAGCGCATGAACGAAGGTTACAAACAACTGAACGATCGTGACTTCTTTGGTGTTAAACAAGTTCAGAATTTTGACGACTTGCTGTTGATCGACAAAATCAACCTTTACTTCAAAGCTGGCTTCACATGCGGTGTTACCTTTACACCTGACGAGAAACCATTCGTGAATCGTGCTGAGCGTACTGAGACGATCGAAGAAGTTATTGAGTTGGCTGATGAGATCTATGCCTATTCAAAAGAACAGCTGGAAAAGAAGAAGCAACAACAATTGTCTGCTGAACCTGAAGATGAATCTGATGATGACGCAGATGGCGAGTTTGACGATGACGATCTAGATATGGATGGTTTCGAGCAGATGGATGACATGGATGATCAGGATCTCAAACCTATGAAGTCCAAATCTCAACCTAAGCAAGACCCATCTGCTGCGAGTCCAGAAGAACTTGAGTCTAAGACTGAGCGTAACTTTGCCAAACAACTTGAAGATCTTGCTGATGAGAACACCAAGTATTTCTACTATGAGTTTGACAAAGAATATTATGAGTCACCTGTGATTGACTTCAAGCGAGTTTTGGCTGAGACAAAACCTTACTGGGTTTCTGACGCCATGACTGAAGAAGACAAACTGACAATTGTTCAATGTAACAACGACTACGAGAAGTTCAAGAATGAAACTATGCGTGCCGTGAATTACTTGGTCAAAGAGTTTGAGATGAAGAAGTCGGCTCAGATGTATAAGCGTGCTCAAATCTCGAAGTCTGGTTCTCTTGATATGAAGCGTATCTGGTCTTACAAACTTCAGGATGACTTGTTCAAGCGTGTCACTGTTTTGCCTCAGGGTAAAAACCATGGCATGGTATTCTTGCTTGATTGGTCGGGTTCTATGGATGGTGTTATGGAAGATACATTGAAGCAGGTTATCAACCTTACTATGTTCTGCCAACGCATTCAGATTCCTTTCCGTGTTCTTGCTTTTACTTCTCAGTATACTGATCGTCGCGATCGTATGAATGACTGGGATAAACAGCGTGAGTTCTATCGTCAAAAAGCAGTCAAACACGAAGGTAAGCGTATCCTGAGTAATGTTAATAATTTCCACTTGTTGGAATTGTTCTCTAGCAAGATGACCACTACCGAGTTCCATTCTATGGCTCGTCGTGTTATCAATCGTCGCTTCCAATGGAACGATGGTTATAGCATGGGTGGTACTCCGCTGAACGAAGCATTGGCTTGGGTATACTTGAATCTTGGTGACTACATCAAGAACAACAATATCGAGAAAACTACTTTGATCACTTTGACCGATGGCGAGGGTGGTTCACTGCAGTCTAACATGGGAGATCTTTCTGAGCAATCTTATGAGTACGATGAGAATCGTCAATATAAGAAGTTCAAACAGAAACACTTTATCCGTGATGAAGTGACTCAAAAGACTTATGAGTTGTCTCGCTATTCAGGTATCCAAACTAACACCATCTTGAGTATGATCAAAGATCGTTATGATATCATGGTTGTTGGTTTCTATATCTGCCGCAATGCTCGTCGCGATTTGGAAAGTGCTATCAATGCCAACTTACCTAAGTTTGCTGGTAATCACTCAAACCAAATTGATTCTTGGAGGAAAGAATTCCGTGATAATGGTTTTGCTTCCATCAAGAACACTGGTCGCGATGACTTGTTCCTGATCCCTCAAGATTCTACCAAGATTCAAGAGGGTGAATTGAGCGTCAACGCTGATGCGAATGCAAAGGTTATTGCTAAGAATTTCACTAAATTCCTCAATACCAAGAAGACTTCCCGAGTCCTACTCAATAGGTTCGTGGGGTATGTTGCGTAAGTTGTTGATTTTAAAGGGGATTTATTCCCCTACTTTTTGTAAGGGATTACAAAATATCGCTTTACTTTAATGCAAGGTTGGCGTATAATAGTTGTATAAATTGATTGAAAGTAGTTTTGTTATGGAGAAAATGATGGCTAAAATTGACAGTGCGTTTCAAGCTGAATTTGAAGGTAAACTCTTTGAGTTGTTCCCCGATGTTAAAACCGAGGGAGTCGTTCAAAATGCTCAGTTGCTAGAAACTATGCGTGCTCTTGGCACCAAAACATCACCCAAGTGGTTGATGACAACCAAAGTCGGTCGTGGCTTGTATGCGATCGATGGTCGAGGTAATGCCACTGTTGGTAATGCCGCATTGAAACCTAAAGTTGAGGAATCATTCCAAGTGGATTATACGGATGTTCAGTCGCTGATCCCAAAGAAGGATCCAAATTTCGTGCCTTTCGGCAACTACTCTGATCTTGAAAATATTATCAAGTCAAAGATTTTCTACCCAGCCTATATCAGTGGTCCAACTGGTAACGGTAAATCAACTATGGTCGAACAGATTTGTGCCAAACACAAACGTCCATTGATTCGTGTTAACTTGAACATGATGACTGATGAAGAACAACTCATCGGTACCAAAACCCTCGAAGACGGCAACGTCCAAATCGTTGAGGGTCCAGTTCTTATCGCTATGCGTACTGGTTGCACTTTGTTGCTTGACGAGATTGACGCTGGCTCAGCAAACACTTTGCTCTGCTTGCAACCAATCCTCGAGGGTAAACCTTATTACTTCAAACTCAAGAATGAGATGATTGTTCCCGCTGAAGGTTTCAATATCTTTGCCACTGCTAACACCAAGGGTAAGGGTAGTGACGATGGTCGCTATATCGGTACCAACGTATTGAACGAAGCATTCTTGGAACGATTTGCCGTAACCTTTGAACAGGACTATCCTTCTGCAAAGGTTGAAGGTAAGATTATTGAAAATCTTATGGACTCTTTCGGTTGCCCCGATAAAGAGTTCGCTGAAACATTGGTCAAGTGGGCTGATTCAATTCGTCGCACTTTCGCCGATGGTGGTGTGGATGAAACTATTACGACTCGTCGTATGATCCACATTGTTCGTGCTTACGCTATCTTCAAGAAGCGTGAGAAAGCAGTGGAACTTTGCTGCAATCGTTTTGACTCTGCAACTAAAGATGCGTTCTTGAAATTGTATGAGATGGTTGCTAACCCTGCGCCAGAGGTAGCACCTGCTCCCGAGCAAGTCGCTGCAACACCTTCTGACGAAGTTCCATTTTAAACTTGACTTGCAGCAATATTTGTTGTATAATTATATCTGAAACTTGAAAAAGGAATTTATTATGTTAAAATTTTCTGACTTGTCTATGGCTCAAAAGAAATGTGTTGTGGCTTTGATTGAAGCGCAACCCTCTCTTAAGAAAAATAGTAAGATCTCTTTGAAAGAAGTTGTTTCCATTACTCAGGATCTAGCTGCGAAACGCAGTAAGGGTGCTCCGAAAATCGGTTATCCTAACTGGTTATTCAAGTCTAATAAACTTGAGCGTGGTTTGTATCAGTTGCCTGTTCCTACTGAGAAAGAACTTTCTACCTATGTTCAAGACCTGAACAACAAACCTTCCACTGCGAAGATTGTTAAGAATAAAAAGGTAATCAAAGTGACTGCTAAGAAAGCATCTGCTGCGACTACCGATCTTTCCGAGACTACTCGTCTTGAAAAGATTATCAATGACTCTGTTGAAGTTGACCAAGATGTGGAAGACTTCAATCAGATTCTACGTGAGAACGGCATCGAAGTCTAATCACGTCTTTCGACCAAAGAGGTTACTGCCATCTCCTCTTTGGTTTTTTTCATATGATGGTTATACTATGGAGTTACTAATAAATGAGTAAACAGAATCTTCTTTTGAAGCACCTACAGGCTGGTAAGGCATTTACTGCTAAACAAATCTCAGCATCTTTCGGTTTGAAGAACCCACATGAAGCAGTTCGCTCTTTGCGTGAACAAGGCTATTGCATTTACAGCAATGAAACTAAATTGAGCACTGGTAAAGTTGCTACTAAATACCGCATCGGTAAACCAAGCAAGCGTATGCTCGCCCTCGCTTACAAAGTAGCAGGCAACGGCATTTTCGCACGTGGCTAATTGAGCACTTGAATCTGGATATTGGAAAGTATCCAGATTCATTTTTGTTATGGAGATTATATGTTTGAATTTATTGCGGTAATTGTTTTAGCAGTTATGATTGGTTTGATCTACAGAGCAATCCTATGTTTTAAAAACAAAGCTGAATCGGCGGAGGATTAATGGCAACTCCAGAAGAAGTTAAAGCGTCACAAATCGCCACAACAGGTGGGCGAAAGTTTGATGGTGGTAAGCCACAGTATGGTTTGCTACCGCCACTAGCATTGAGAGCGACAGCAGAGATTCTGACTTTCGGTGCTGAAAAATATGAACCAGATAATTGGAAATTTGTTCCTGACTCGAAGCGTAGATATTTTGATGCGATGCAGCGTCATCTTTGGGCATGGAAAGAGGGTGAGCAGAATGACCCTGAGACTGGTAAGAATCACTTGGCTCACGCCATGTGTTGTTTGATGTTCTTGTATGAACATGATGTAAAATATTCTAAGGATGTATAATGTTTTTGTTCGGTATTAATCCTATTACTCATTCAAATCTAAAAGTGGAATTGGAAGATTTGAAGAAAGAAAATGAACGACTGAAGTTTGCCAATGACGCATATCAGAAGCGTCTTGTTGGTGAAATGGAAACTGCTTCATTTGCTGTTGACTGGGACGCAATGAAAGTGTTTTCAATTGAGCGTGTTTGGGATAATGGTATTCCAAAAACAATTCTTGGTTATATGTTATCTGAGCCAGCAGTTCACACTGAAGGTGAGAATGGTGAACAGCGTGTAACCTATAAAGACATTGTTCGTGAATGGACTTTGTATTGCTCTGCTGCTAAGCATGAAGAACTTGTAAAAGAATTCGTTGCTTGGAAAGGTAAGAAGAAATGATTAGAGGAATTCTAGCATTCCTTGCTGTATGGGCAATCGTATTTGTTGGAATCAGTTTCTTCTGGCATTCACCAATGTCACTGAAGCTGAACATGATCAAGGTTGGTCTGTATAGTTTGGTGACAGCAATCATTGCTTTTGCTATCGTTATTGGTATCGTTGTTTTATTCTAAGGAAATATTATGAAATCGTTTTTGAAAATTGGTATGATCGTTGGTCTGTTGGCTCTCGCTACTGGCTGTACTCGAATTGAAACTGGTGAAGTTGGCTTGCGAGTCGGCTTTGACAAACAGGTTAAGAATGAGGAACTGTTGCCAGGTTCATTTAACCAAACCCTCGTTGGTTCGGTTATGACTTTCCCTGTTAAAGAAGTTGCGGTGAAGATCGATGACTTGACCCCTCAAGCCAAAGATAATAGCACAATGAAAGACTTTGACGCTATCCTTATTTACAACATCAACCAATCGCAAGTTGCTGAGTTGTATAATACAAAGAACAAATCGTTCCACGCTAATCACAATGGCGATACTTACCTGATGTATAACTACATCTTCAATGCTACTCGTAATGCTATTTACAAAGCTGCTCGTCAATACGAAGCATTGGATATGGGCGACAATCGTCAAGCGATTGAGCAGTTCGTAAAAGAAACTGTGACAAAAACTTTGGCTGATGAGAAGCTGGATGGAACTATCACTATTACTCAAGTCTTGGTTCGTAATATTGTTCCTGCTGATTCTATCGTTGCTTCTGCCAACGAATTGGTTAAAGCGAAGAACGAACTGAAGACTGAAGAGATTAAGGTTGCTACTGCTAAGAAGCGTAATGAATCTATGCAAGCCAACCCTACTATGATTCCTTTGATGAAAGCTGAATCTGAAGCTGAGTATCTCCGTGAAATGCCAAAGGCTATCTCAAACTTCAAGGGACAAACTCTGATCATTGGCCAAGGTGCTCAGCCAGTTGTTTCTGTAAACCAAGGTAAGTAACATGGAAGACATCCTCGCAATCGTAGTAATTCTACTTTTGGTGGGTGCCTTCTGGTTCACCCTTTCCAAAATAATTACATGGCGACAAAAGAAAGACGAAGAAGAAATGGCTGAGAGAAAACTTCAACTTGAAGCCACTCGTAAATGGCGTGAAGAGATGCACCAAAAAATGAAAGCGCCAGTAGTAAAACCTGCTACTTCAACTGCATCTAAACCTGCGAAAACTACTGTAACAAATGCCCCTTCCTATTCAACATCACCAGCTCAAAGTACTGATGATGGTTTTGTGAATGGTATGTTAACAGGTATGTTGATTGATAATGTTATCAATTCAATCTCACACAAATCCGAACCAAGCGTTTCTGTTTCTAAATCAGAATCTTCTTGGGGGTTTGATGACCCAGATAGTCGCAAGTCTATCTCTAGTTCTATGGATAGTTCTAGTTCTTGGAGTTCTTCTTCAAGCGATTCTTATAGTTCTAGTTCGTCAGACTCTGGACCAAGTAGTGATTGGTAAAAATAAATTTGCTTTGTGTCCCGTTTTGGGGTATAATGTTTTATACATATTATTATGTTAATTGAAAAAGGAAATCTAAATGAAACTAAGTAAAGAAACCATCGGTCTAATCAAAAACTTTGCTGGGATTAACAGCAATCTTTTGCTGAAGTCTGGTAACAAACTTGCCACTATCTCTGCTCAAAAGAATGTAATGGCTGACGCAACTGTTACTGAAACCTTCCCTGACTTCGGTATCTATGACCTCAATGAGTTCTTGGGCGCAATGTCAATCTTCGAAGATCCAGAGTTGGACTTCAGCGAGAAATTTGTTACTATCAAACAAGGCGATCGTAGCATTAAATACTTTGCCGCAGAAGCAAGTGTATTGACTGCTCCACAAAAAGCAATTACATTCCCTGAAGCAGAAATCGAATTCAAACTTACAGCAAGCATGCTTGATATGATTCGTAAGACTGCTGGTGTTCTTCGTGCTTCTGACTTGACTATCGTTGGTGATGGTTCTAAGGTTGTCGCAGTTGTTGGTGATAAAAAGAATGCTACTGGTAATACTTTCCAAGAGCCAGTTGGTGAGACTGACAAGAAGTTTACTGTTCATCTAAAGGTTGAAAACTTGAAGATGATTCCAGGTGACTATACTGTGAGTGTTTCTTCTAAGAAAATCTCTCGCTTCCAAGGCAATGGTGACTTGGTTTATTACGTAGCAGTTGAAGCAGATTCTTCTTTCGACTTCTAATGTCAAAAGAAGTAAAGGATCTAATTCATATCTTGGAGGCAATTGATGCCTTCAAGAAAGAATACAATTATAATCCTTTTGATAATTATGCTTGGCGTGAAGTCTTAACATTCCATTACCTTAAAACTCATTATCCAACAATCTATAAGTTGGCTGGTAGATATGGGGCTGATGGTGCTTGTGAAGAACTAAACTTAACATACATTGAGCAGAAGTCAACCAAAGCAAAGAAAAGAAAGAAGACTCTTGACTATAATATCAGAGGTAGCAAATACCAGATTGATATGTCAAAGTCTTTAGAAAAGACATTCAAAGCAGATGCCTTTATCTTTTCTTTGTTTGATAGCGATGACAGCACATATCCTGTTCATGTTGTATTTGTTCATGACCCAGTTAATGTTCAAAAGGTTAAAGATCTGATTCTAGAAAAACAGAAATCATTTGACGCAAGAGTTGAAGATAAAAAGACTCATGCTCATATTGATTTAAATTATGATGAGTTGAGACCACTTGGTCAAATCTTTGATAATCAAATGTCAAAGACAAATATTATGGAGTTTATTTTATGATTGAATCACGTGATGACCAGTTTCTGTGGGTAGAGAAATATCGACCACAGAAGATTGACGATTGTGTTCTTCCAGAATCTTTGAAGCAAACCTTCAAACAATATATCGGGCAAGGCGAGTTGCCCCATTTCTTGCTTTCTGGAACAGCAGGTGTAGGTAAAACTACCGTAGCCAAAGCACTATGTAATGAGATTGGTGCTGAATATATTATGATCAACGGCTCAGAGGAATCAGGTATCGATACCCTCCGAGTTAAGATTAAGGGGTTTGCCTCAACAGTATCCCTGACTGATTCTCCAAAGATCGTTATTATTGATGAGGCTGATTATCTTCAAGCCAATTCAACCCAACCAGCCCTTCGTAGTTTCATTGAAGAGTTTTCTTCTAACTGTCGTTTTATCTTTACTTGTAACTTTAAGAATCGTATCCTAGAAGCGATTCATTCTCGTTGCGCATGTATTGACTTTAAGATTGATGCTAAAGATAAGCAGGTTCTTCTTGGTAACTTCTTCAAACGAGCAAGCGCAATCCTCAAGCAAGAGGGTGTAGAGTTTGATCAGAAAGTTGTTGCTGAATTAATCACTAAACATTTCCCAGATTACCGTAGGGTTCTAAATGAACTTCAACGATATTCTGTTTCAGGTAAGATTGATTCAGGCATCCTTGTTAATATGTCTCAGGAATCTTTCAAAGATCTAATCAATCTTATGAAAGAAAAAGACTTTACCAATGTTCGTAAGTGGGTTGGTAAAAATTCTGATTCAGATACAGTTGCTCTGTTCCGCCAACTTTATGACACAGCCACTACTAATATGGCTCCAGAGAGTATTCCTTCTTTGGTATTAGTCCTTGCTGATTATCAATACAAAGCAGCATTCGTTGCTGATCATGAACTAAATATTATGGCTGCGTTGACCGAGATTATGGCCAACTGCAAATTTAAGTGAGGATAACATGGAAGATAATTTTATCTTACTAGCAGTCATTGTTTGTGTAGCGTTTGCCTTTGGCACTGTCTATGGATGGGGCTTGCGTGAGCGCCATGCTAAACGAGTAGCAGATTCTCTATTGAAAGAACTTGAATCTGATATAGATAATAGGATGACTGAACATAAGAAGTCGTTGATCCCTATTAAGATTGAAAGACACAGTGGAGTCTTTTATGTTTTTAATAATGATACTGATGACTTTATGGGACAGGGAGCAACTAAGGAAGAATTGGAAGAGGTTCTTGCTAGCAGATTCCCTGGAAAACGATTTATGGCAATGCCTGAGAATTTAAAGGAAATGGGTTTTTAATATGCAAGACTTTTATGAAAGTGAAACACGAACAGCGTCTATTGAATCTTTAATCACTAAAGATTTTTCCGTTGCTTTTTATGATGATGAAACTGGAAATACTCAATACGAGACTTTCCACACAATTGAAAAGGCACAAGATGCCGCATCGCGATGGATTGTAAAAGAATATGTCCCCCTTTGATTTTTTAAATGCAATAAACAGTACCAAAGAAAATTTATTTGAGAGTGATCCGCAAGCAGGTAAGGATTATAAACCTTTCCTAATAAATAGAGGGTTATCGTATTTCCCCGATACCGTATTCTATGCCAACCAGATGAACCAACATCCAGGTTTGGATAAGGATATGCAGTTTTTCTTTTTCCTAAATATTATTTCAAGGAAGAAGAGGTTTAGTAAGTGGTCTAAGAAAGACTCTGAATCTGAATCTCTAGAACTTGTTAAAGAGTATTATGGGTATTCAAGTGAGAAAGCGACAGAAGCGTTAAAAGTTTTGTCCGATGAGAACTTGATTATGATAAAAGAAAAACTATATAAAGGTGGAAAATCATGACTGTTGAAATGATTTATTACGACTGGACGCCAGAGTCCATGCTTGAGGTGGTGTTACCTGAACCTGATAATTTCTTAAAGGTTCGTGAGACTCTTACCCGCATCGGGATCGCTTCCAGAAAAGAAAACAAATTGTATCAATCCTGCCATATCTTACATAAGCAGGGTAGATATTTCATCGTTCACTTCAAAGAACTCTTTGCTTTGGACGGTAAAGAATCGAATATCACTGGTGGTGATATCGAGCGCAGAAATGCTATTGCTGGTTTGCTACAAGATTGGGATCTGTTAAAGATACTAAATAGTACGCAAGCTGATCAAAAAGCATCGCTGTCGCAAATCAAGGTCGTATCTTTTAAAGAGAAAGACCAGTGGGAATTAGTACCGAAATATAACATAGGAAAAAAATCAAAATGATTAAACTTGAACTTGAAATTAATGAAGTAAACGCTATTCTTCGTGTATTGGGTAAGCACCCATTTGATGAAGTTGTTGCATTGATCCAGAAGATCAAACAACAAGGCGACCCACAAGTTGCTGCTGAAGCACCAGCTGAACCTGCAGCACCAGCTGCTTAAAGAATTCACCTTAGGACCGCTAAGTTACGAATCGTTTAAAGCTGACAGTACGTTAAGCTGTCGCTGGAGTCAGTAACCAGCAACAACTGATACGCCTTCGGGGTATCAAATTTTATTACACTCGCTTAATAGGAGAAATCACTATGACAAAATCATTCATTCCAGCATTTTTTAGCCAAGATGTTTTCAAGGACTTCGATAAAGTATTCGTAGGCTTTGATGACCAATTCAAACGCATGCAGCAATTGCATGACGACTTGACTAAAGATATCCCTAACTACCCTCCATTTAATGTTCGTAAGAACGGAAACACTTACACGATCGAAATCGCTGTAGCTGGCTTCGCTCAAAACGAAATCGACATCACTATCGATGGTGGTAAGTTGATCGTTAAGGGTAACGCTGAATCCAAAGAACCAGAAGAAAACTTCTTATTCAAAGGTATCTCTAATCGTGCGTTCACTCGTGCGTGGGCTATCGGTGATCAGTATGAAGTTAAGGATGCTGAACTTTTCAATGGTGTTCTAAAGATCGCTCTTGATCAATTGGTGCCAGAAGAAAAGAAAGCAAAGAAAGTTCCAGTTAAGACTGGTAAAGGTAAACAGTATCTAACTGAAGAAGACCTATGAAATTTCTATCCGCACTTAAATCCTTAATTGGTAATGTATTGCGTGATAGAACTACAACACTAGAGGAATTCATTTTAGCCCACAACCCACAAACTCCGCTTCATGTGGAGCAATTGGAGCGTGAGTATTATGCGTACCTTCGAAGAGGGAGCATGGTATGAACCAATGGATTCCAATGACAGATGACGATTGGGATTGGGTGAACGGAAAGGTTCCACCAAACCCACATAATAAAACAAAGTGAGAAATTATGTCTGTAACATTACAAAATCTTGAGAGTGCATTGGCTGGCGAATCAATGGCTCATATCAAATATCGATATTTCGCTATGATCGCTCGTGAAGAAGGTTTCGAAGATGTTGCAAAACATTTCGAACATACTGCTGATCAAGAGATCAAACATGCGTGGGGTCATCTTGAGTTGCTAATCGGTAAGCCATCCACTAAGGAATGCCTACAGAAAGCAATTGAAGGTGAGACTTATGAGTTTACTACAATGTATCCAAAGTTTAAAACTGATGCAGAGTTGGAACAGAATCCTTTGGCTCGTTCAGAATTTGCTGATCAGATTGCTGAATCTAAAGAACACGCTGAACAATTTGCTCAAGTTTTGGCTAAAGCAGAAAAGCGTTTTGCTGCTCTCGCTAAAGTAGAGAAGCGTCATGCTCAAGCATATCAACAAACATTGGAGAACTTATAATGGATTACGTATGCGTTGTTTGTGGCCACGTCCACGATGAAGTCACTGAAGGTAAATGGGAAGAACTTCCAGATACCTTTGAATGCCCAGAGTGTGGTGTTGGTAAAGAAGATTATGTAGAGATGTAATACAAGTATGGGGGAACTTCGTGTTCCCCTAAATACTTGTATGAAAGCAAAACTATCACCAAATCTAATTTCATTCTTCCTAGTTCGTAGGGGGAATTGGACACTGAAGGTTTCTGTTTATAAAAACAAACAGATTTTAGTTTTGATGAACCACGTATATGATATGGATAAATTTGTTATGCAGGTTTTCCAAAGTCAAGATGAGGCAGCAAATTTTATTGAAAATATGATAGAGGATTAAAATGATTAAAGTGTTTAAACTAATTAATGGTGAAGAACTTATTGCTAAAACAGCAGTGACTGCCCTTGGATATACATTGGAAGATCCAGCCGCAATTGTTATTCAACAAACTGAGAAAGGTGTTGGTGTTGGACTTGCTCCGTATATGCCATATGCCGAAAGTACCATTGTTCTATACGCATCGGCTATCGCATCCGAGGCAACCCCTAATACGAACATGGCTAATGAGTACAACCGTATCTTCGGTTCGGGTATCGAGGTCGTTTCCGCTAGTGCCCTGAGTGGGCTAAAAATGGCGTCCTAAGAACTGCCAAAACGATCGTAGAGACGTTTTACGGCTATCCCTGAGGGTTTACCCACCCTCGCCCTCCAAACGTCCCTACAGCCCTCTCTCGGGGTTTAAAACCTAATAAAAAAGGTTTAAAAATCAAGAACTTACGAATAACCCTACAATCTGTAGGGTTTTCAACATTTCGCTTTACTTTAATTGCATCTTGATGTATAATATATGTATGAAAGTTGAAAAGGATCCAAAATGATTGTAAAGATTCGTGATGTTATTCGTTCTTATGACTTCAAACCTATGATCGGTCGTGAGGATTGTTTTGTTGAAGGTGTCGTTGAACGCATTACAACTGAACCTGGATATGAAGCATACAAGATTACCGTGACTAAAGATTCATGGATTGATGAGAAAGATCCAAGCGACAAAGGTCGTATCGGTAAAATTGTTTATGTGCCTGTGAAAGTCTCTTACAATGACTATCCAGGTCGTGTTATGAACTTGTCTCGTATTTAATTGAAAGGATATATCATGTATAAATCTAAAGCTGAGTTGCGTGCTGAAACTGAAAAAGCATTGAAGAAGTTTTTGAAACAAGGTGGCTCAATCGAAGTTGTTAAGGCTCGTAAAGCACCAAAGATGTTGATGCGTTCTAAGACTACTCGTGTCGCTTCCACTGGCACTTCTGGTTTCGCTGTTGGATTCCCTAGAAAGTCATTCGTCTAATGCGGGTCTTCCAAGAGACAACTGTTTGGGATGGTAAGGTAGCCAACCATATCTATTATACCAATGACAGTAAGAGTAAAATCTATGCCTTCTATAACACAACCACCAAAGAGGTTAAGCGATTCAAGCAACCGATTCGTTGGGACATGCGTTACAGAACTTTTAAAGAATTGAAACACAAATGAACATTAATGAATTTTTGAACTCTCTTGCTGCTAACGCATCCCGCAACTTTAAGATTGAACAACTGGAAGCCAACAAGGATAATCAAACCCTCCGTGAAGTTATCCGTCTTGCGCTAGATCCTTTTACTCAATTCTATCAACGAAAGATCCCAGAGTATGAATTTGCTGGCGAGGATTCAGAACACCAAACAACTCTAGAAATGGCGATCGATAACCTTTACTACTTGTCAAGTCGTGAAGTAACTGGCAATGCTGCTATTGCGCATCTCCGTGCTATTCTATCTGGTCTATCACCAGATGACGCAAAGGTTATTGAACGAATTATTCAGAAGGATTTAAAATGTGGGGTTCAAGTATCAACCGCAAACGCAGTGTGGAGTGGCTTGGTGAGCGAATATCCGTGCATGCTGTGCAGTCAGTTCGACCAAAAGTTGGTGGACAAAATAAAGTATCCAGCATACGCCCAACTAAAGATGGACGGGATGCGCTTCAACGCCATCGTCAGAAATGGTAAATGTGAATTCAGGAGCAGAAATGGCAAAGAAATATTACTACTTGGCAATCTGGAGCAAGAATTTATTTCTCTTGCTGGTGATATTGATTGTGTTTTCGATGGCGAACTACTGGTGATGGATGATATGGATTACCAATTCATGGATCGTCAATCAGGAAATGGTATTCTAAACAAAGCAAACAAGGGCACTATCTCAGCCAAAGAAGCTGCCATGGTTCACGCCACTGTGTGGGATGTTATCCCTTATGTATTATTTGAGACAGGTTATTGTGCAACTCCATACTCAACTCGCTTCTCTAGTTTAAAGATGCTTATTGATAAGCAACCACCACAAGGTAAAAAGATTTGGATTGTTACTAGCGATATCGTTGAGAATCTAGAACAAACAACTAAACTATTTGAAGGATACCTCGCCCAAGGATTAGAAGGTATTATCCTCAAAGATGGTTCTGGTGTTTGGGAAAACAAGCGTAGCAAAACCCAAATCAAATTCAAAGGCGAACTCGAATGCGATCTTAAGATTGTTGCGATTGAAGAAGGTACTGGTAAGTATGCAGGAATGCTCGGTGCTATTGTTTGCGAATCATCAGATGGTGTAGTTAAGGTTAATGTAGGCTCTGGCTTTACTGATGCGCATCGCAAGACTTATGGTCAAGAAATACTTGACAAAATTGTCGCAGTCAAGTATAATAGTCGTATAAAGAATAAACTTGGTGAGGAAAGTCTATTCCTTCCAGTGTTTGTTGAGATTCGTGATGACAAAGATGAGGCTGATGCCAGTAAGGATATTAAATGAGCGTACTCGCTGCGATTATTAAACCGAAGATGTTTTTCGATCCAAAAAGTAAGCAACATATTAACATGTATAAAAACTTTCTCAAGACGCATGCTTGGGGAAATAATGGATGTCCATTTATTCTTGAGTTCCCATATCTAACTATTCCAGATATGATCAAGGATAAAATGATTCATAAGTTGTTAGGTATTAAGAAAGAAGATTTTAGGAGTTGGGTATGAAGGTTGTGATTAATCGTTGCTTTGGTGGGTTCTCTTTATCAAAAGAGGGTATTGTTCGCTATTGTGAATTGGCTGGCTTACCATGTTTTATCGAAGAAGACACTAAGTTTAAATCTCTTGGTTTGTTTACTTGTTGGTTGCTACCAGAAGGCGAACGAGTAGAATTAAAAGAGGGTAAAACATTCTATGAGATGAGCATGGAAGATCGTAGAGCATATAACGCTGCATATTCAGAACAGACTATTTCGTGTCGTGATATTGAAAGAAATGATCCACATCTAGTTCAGTTGGTTGAAGAGAACAGTGAATTATATTCTGGTCGTTGTGCTGAGTTGGCAATTGTAGAAATTCCAGATGGAGTTAACTACGAAATTGAAGAGTATGATGGTCGTGAACATGTAGCAGAAACTCATAGGACTTGGTATTAATATGACTGATGAAGAATTTCAAAACTATTTTCCCGCTGTATATCCATTGATGTTCACTGAGCACTATGGTGGTATTGCCTGCGGTAAAGGGTGGTTCAATATCCTAAGAATCCTATGCCAGAATATTCAAACGCATATCGACTGGAGGAATAGTCAGCGCAATAGAGAGATTGAGAAGTTCAATGCTCGTGAACAAGGTTATGATGCTCTACTTGCGTTCCTTTCAGGTAAACGAGAACCAAGTGATTGGGATATTGAGAATGCTGAAGAAATTATGAAGGATGGTGTTGTCATCCCACCAGAAGTCCCACAGGTTATTATTGCTCAAGTTAAAGAGAAGTTTGGAACATTGCGGTTTTACTATGATGGTGGTGATGATTATATCTCTGGTCTAGTTGCTATGGCAGAAGGTATGACTGCTGTTACTTGTGAAGAATGTGGCGATATCGGTGAAGGACGCCATGGTGGATGGGTTAGAACCCTTTGTGATGAACATGAAGCAGAATATCAAGCAAGGAGAAATAAAAATGACTGATAAAGTATGGGTAATGGTTGAGGCGATTGGTCAGTATCGTATGCGCTATATGGTTGAGTGTCCTAAAGAACATCCTGAATATGCGCTTGATGATGTGACTATGCAACGACCAAAAGAGTTTTCGCAGAAGTGGCTTGGTGAAACAATTTTAAGTCATCGTGTTGTATCTCAAATGGAAGCATTGGATATCTGCGATGAAGATAATGATTACACTCAAGAGTGGACTGACCAACAAAAGATTAATGCCTTCTTTACCAAAGAAGGCGAAGAGAGAGATTACTAATGTTTATTTTTGACGTAGAGACTTTGGGTGTTGAATCAACTGCTGTCATTTTGTCAGCTGCATTAATTCATTTTGACCCAGCTGATAAACCAACCTATCAAGATCTACTTGATAATGCTTGCTTTGTTAAATTAAATGCCAAAGACCAAGCGAAGCGTCTTGGTCGAACAGCAGACATATCCACTCTTGAGTGGTGGGCGAATCAACACGATTACCTTAAACAAGTATCGTTTGAGCCAAACTCAACTGATATGTTTGCTGAAGATGCAATCAAAGAGTTACATAACTATATGAACAAGTATGTAAACGCAAATGGTCAGACTATGTGGGCACGAGGTTCCCTTGATCAAATGGTAATTGATTCTCTCGCTAAAAAACTTGACATGCAACCCATTACTGGGTATAATATGTGGAGGGACGTGAGAACTGCCGTTGACTTGCTCAGTGGTGGCACTAATGGCTACTGTGAAGTTGATCACCCTAAATTTGACCGAGCACAAGTTATTAAACACCACCCTGTTCATGATTGTGCTCTTGATGCTATGATGTTAATGTACGGAAAGTCTTAATGGAATTTTATACCTCAGTACATCCTATTGGTGATAAGATATTCATCAGAGGTGTTGAGAATGGTAAACGCTATCAACGCAAACTAGATTTTAGTCCCACTCTCTATGTAACTTCTCAGAAACCCTCCAAGTGGAAGACACTGGAGGGAACATTCGTTGATGAAGTCCAACCTGGATCTATCAGGGAGACTCGTGACTTCATCAAACGATATGATGGTGTAACTGGCTTCTCAGTCTATGGGAATTCCAATTACGCCTATCAGTACATCAGCGATAACTATTCCCATGATATCAATTGGGATATGGATCAGATTAAAGTATTCACTGTTGACATTGAGACTTCAACTGAGAATGGTTTCCCTGATATTAAAACTGCCAATGAAGAGGTTCTTCTCATCACAGTTAAAGATCTTCACACAAAACGAATCATTACCTTTGGTAGTAAGTCATTCGTTCATGGTCGTGAAGATGTAATCTATGTTGGTTGTAAAAACGAACAAGAACTTCTATCTCAATTCCTAGAATTTTGGACTAAGAGTTATCCTGACGTAGTCACTGGTTGGAATACAGACTTCTTCGATATGCCATATCTCATCCGACGCATCGAGCGTGAGATGGGCGATGGAACATCTAATAAGATGAGCCCATGGGGTTATGTCAATGAGCGTAAAACCTTTATCAAAGGTAATGAAGAGATTCACTACGACATCGTTGGTATTGCTCAGCTAGATTATCTTGAACTGTATAAGAAATATACATATTCTAAACAGGAAAGTTATCGTTTGGATTATATCGCTGAACAAGAACTTGGCGATAAGAAGAAAGAGAATCCAGGTGAGTCATTCAAAGATTTCTATACCAACCACTGGCAACAATTCGTTGAGTATAACATTCATGACGTAGAGTTGGTTGACAAACTTGAAGACAAAATGCGTTTGATTGAACTGCATTTGACCATGGCTTATAATGCTAAGATTAATTTCGAAGATGTTTATTCGCAGGTTCGTATGTGGGACACAATCATCTATAACCATCTGCGTAAGAAGGGTATTGTTATTCCAGCAAAGAGCCACTCAGGTAAAGATGCTCAGTTCGAAGGTGCGTATGTTAAAGACCCTCTGATTGGTATGCACAAATGGATGGCTTCCTTTGACTTGAACTCATTGTATCCTCACTTGATCATGCAGTATAATATCTCGCCTGAGACTTTGACTTCTGAAAAGATTAGTGTTACTGTTGACAAGTTGTTGAATCAAGAGATTGATACTTCATATGTCAAGCAACGAGATCTTGCTCTGACTGCCAATGGCTGGACTTACACAAAAGAGTTCAAAGGGTTTATGCCCGAGTTGATGGAAGAGATGTACAAGAATCGTTCTAAGTTTAAGAAACAGATGCTTGGTGTTCAACAGGAATATGAAAAAGATAAAACCAAGAAACATCTATTGAAAGATATTTCTCGTTTGAATAACCTACAGATGGCTATGAAGATTGCGTTGAACTCTGCTTATGGTGCGATGGGTAACCAGTACTTCCGTTACTTCGATATCCGTATGGCTGAGGGTATTACTACTTCTGGTCAACTGTCTATTCGTTGGATGGCTAACAAGTTAAACGCATTCATGAACAAAACTCTTAAGACTGAGGGTAAAGATTATGTAGTTGCGATTGATACTGACTCAATCTATCTTACACTTGAGACTCTCGTTGAGAAAACCTGCGAAGGTAAAACTGACGAGCAGAAGATTAAGTTTATGGATAAGGTTTGTGAAGATGTCTTCCAACCTTTCATTGACTCAGGTTATCAAGAACTCGCTGACTACATGAACGCATATAGTCAGAAGATGCAGATGAAGCGAGAGGTTCTGGCTGATAAAGGTATCTGGACTGCCAAGAAGCGTTATGTTCTGAATGTGCATAACTCTGAAGGTGTTCAATACGCAAAACCCAAGATTAAGGTTATGGGTCTTGAGATGGTCAAGTCATCTACGCCAGCAGTCATCCGTGATAAGTTACGTGACTCTATTGAAGTTATTCTTAAGGGTGATCAGAAAGTCCTACATAATTATGTTATGGATTTCCGTAAAGAGTTTGACAAACTTCCAGTTCAAGATATCGCATTCCCACGTGGTGTAAATGGTATGAAGCAGTATGCTGGTTCACCAATCTATGCAAAGGGTACTCCGATTCATGTTCGTGGTGCGTTATTGTTTAATCATTACACAAAGCGTATGGGTCTTGATAAGAAGTATCAGCCTATCCGTGATGGTGATAAGATTAAGTTTGTCTATGTTCGTAAACCTAATCCTTTCCAAGAGGATGTGATTGCGTTCACAACAGAACTTCCAAAAGAATTTGACTTGCATAAGTTTATAGATTATGATAAACAATTCGAGAAGGTATTCTTAGATGCCTTGCAAATTGTTATTGAGCCACTTGGTTGGAATACATCAGAACAAAGTTCATTAGAGGATTTCTTTGGCTAACATTCGTATTATTAAAACTGGAATCAATGTCAGTAAGATATTGAAACAGTTAAAAGACCATCCTGAAGATTGGGGTGGTCAAACCAAGATTGAGGGAGTTGAAACATTATTAGATTATGGTTTCCCTCAAGTTGATGCAGGTGTCCTTCAGTTGGTTATGGGTGGTGTTGAATCACTCGACCAATATGTTGGCGATACTGAGATTTGTATCCCAACACCAGCAGCAAAACATCACACAGAGATTATTGGTTTCCTAAAAAGAAACTTCAAGAAGTTTAGTCGTTGTGGTTTCCTTTCATTGCCAGTCGGTGGCGAGGTTGGAAAACATATCGACATTGGAACTTATTATCAAACAAGAGATCGCTACCATCTATCCATTCAAGGAAGATACATATATACGGTAGGTGATGAATCAGTTACAGTTGAACCTGGAACCTTGCTTTGGTTTAATAATAAATTACCACATGGCACTAAAAATATCGGAGACTGTGTTAGAGTTACATTTGTCTTTGATGTGCCGCATTCAAAGAACAACCCATAAGGAGAATATATGAAAGTACTTAAATTTTACGCAGAGTGGTGTGGACCATGCAAAGCATTGACTACAATTATCAAGGGAGCAAAAGATAAAATTAATGTTCCAATTGAAGAACTTGATATTGATAATGAGATGATGACTTCGATTGAATATGGCGTTCGTTCTGTTCCAACTATGATTCTAATTGATGAAAATGGCGCAGAGATTAAACGCAAAGTTGGTATGATGAATGAAGAACAATTGTTAGACTTTCTAAAGGTATAATATGGGAATCCTAGACAAAATCAAAAAGAACTCAACTATCAAAGACTCTGCGATTCTTTCTGAATCAAAGTTCTTTAAGAAGAAGGATATGATTCCTACTTCTGTTCCTATTATCAATGTAGCCTTATCAGGTCGCCTTGATGGTGGATTAACTCCAGGTCTAACTATGTGGGCTGGTCCATCGAAACATTTTAAAACTGCCTTCAGTTTATTGATGGCAAAATCTTACTTGGACAAATATCCAGATGCTGCTTTACTATTTTATGATTCTGAGTTCGGTACTCCTCAGTCTTATTTTGATACTTTCGGAATCGACACAACACGTGTTGTCCACACTCCCCTTACCGATGTAGAACAATTGAAGTTTGACATCATGCAACAGCTACAAAATGTTGAGCGTGGTGATCATTTGATTATTGTTATTGACTCAATCGGTAACCTTGCTTCTAAGAAAGAAGTTGAGGATGCGTTAGAAGGTAAGTCTGCAGCTGACATGACTCGAGCAAAACAAATGAAGTCCTTGTTCCGTATGGTAACCCCACACTTGAACTTGAAGGATATTCCTTTGGTTGTTGTTAACCATACCTACATGGAAATTGGTTTGTATCCTAAAGCAATTGTTGGCGGTGGAACTGGCGCAATGTATTCAGCAGATAATGTCTATATCCTTGGACGTCAGCAAGAGAAAGAGGGCACTGAGATTGTTGGTTATAACTTTATTATCAACGTAGAGAAGAGCCGATATGTTAAAGAAAAGTCTAAGATTCCTGTCAGCGTATCTTTTGATGGTGGTCTTTCTAAGTGGTCTGGTCTATTGGATATTGCCTTGGAGTCTGGTCATGTTGTTAAACCATCCAATGGTTGGTATTCCAAAGTTGATGAAGATGGGGTTGTAGAAGATAAGAAGTATCGCCTCAAAGATACAGACACCAAAGAGTTTTGGATGCCTATCTTACTAAACAAAACATTCCATGAATTTGTAAAGAACAAGTATTCAATTGGTCAGGGTGAAGCGATGATGCGCGACGAACTTGATGATGCTCTTGATGCTTTAGAGTTTGCAGAAGATGAGTGAGCATTTGGCTAAACCACCATTCGTGGTGGTTGAAAATCGCAACACTGGTCACGATGCTTTAAAGTTGACTTCTGGACCGTATCGAGGTATAATATTCTCATACGGTAAAGTTTCTTTTGATGAACAAGGTGACACTTGCAAACTAAACTTTCAGTATGAAGTTCATGAGAATCACATGGAGTATGATCAAACCGAATTTGAAACATATATCGGGGATCTACTTCAGTTTATAATTATGGACCAGTTACAGAAAAACAATATTACTTACACTGGCGGAATTGATGAGAATAGAAACGAAGATTCTGAGTAATCTTGTATATGATGAGCAGTATTGCCGTAAGGTAATTCCTTTTATCAGCAAGGATTATTTCTCAGATAGAAAGGAAGCGATCCTTGCCAAAATCATTTTAGATTTCTTTACAAAGTATAACAAACCTTTGACCAAAGAAATTCTTTCAATTGAGGTTGGCAACCGAACTGACATTAATGATAAAGAACTGGCGGAGATTAATGGTTACGTTGATTCATTAACTCATGAAGAAGTAAACGAATCGTGGATGCTTGAACAGACTGAGAAGTTCTGTAAAGACAAAGCAGTTTATAATGCTATCCTCCAGTCAATCAAGATTATTGATGGAGCAGATAAGGTTCATACAAAAGATGCTATCCCTTCTATTCTATCTGATGCTCTTGCCGTATCATTTGACAATCATGTTGGTCATGACTATATTGACGATGCTAATTCACGCTATGAATTTTATCATCGTGTTGAAGAGAAGATTCCTTTCGACTTGGACATGTTCAATAAAATCACAAAGGGTGGACTCTCGAAGAAAACCCTAAACATCGCATTGGCTGGTACTGGTGTTGGTAAGTCTTTGTTTATGTGTCATGTGGGAGCATCAGTTCTTGTTCAAGGCAAGAATGTTCTTTACATTACTATGGAAATGGCTGAAGAGCGTATCGCTGAGCGTATCGATGCGAACCTATTGAACTTGACCATGGATGAGTTGAAGGTTATCGACAAAGATATCTTCGACAATCGTATTGAAAAGATTTCTAAGAAAACTCAGGGCAAACTAATCGTCAAAGAATATCCAACTGCTGGCGCACATGCTGGTCACTTCAGAGCATTGCTTGAAGAGTTGAAGTTGAAGCGTGAGTTTATTCCTGATATTATCTTCATTGATTATCTAAACATTTGTTCAAGTCAGCGTATGAAGCAAGGTGGAAGTATTAACTCTTATACATATATTAAGAGTATCGCTGAAGAGTTAAGAGGTTTGGCTGTTGAATATAATGTTCCAATTGTTTCAGCCACACAAACAACTCGAAGTGGATACACTAATAGCGATCCAGGTTTGGAAGATACTTCTGAATCGTTTGGATTACCAGCCACTGCTGACTTTATGTTTGCGTTAGTTTCAAATGAAGAACTTGAGCAATTGAATCAAATCATTGTTAAACAATTAAAGAATCGTTACAATGATCCAGGATTCTATAAGCGTTTCGTTGTTGGTATCGATAGAGCCAAGATGAAGTTATATGATGTTGAAGCATCCGCTCAGGTAGGTTTGTCTGACTCTGGTCAAGATAAAGACGATGTGCCTATGTTTGACAAGAGTGAATTTGGCAAGCGACAAAGAGCAGAAGGTTTCAGTGGGTTTAAGTTTTAGGAGAGAGAAATGGTAAAGGTAATTGTAGCCGAAAAGAAAATTGATTGTTCACATTTGTTGGGCAAATTTGTTGATGAATCTCATTATGATATTCTTGTGGAAGAAGATTGTGATGTTTACGCACCACCGAACTGCGACCTAGCAACCCAAGCTGATTGTGATGTTCCAAAAGATTGCGCAAATTGCGCCACAGGTTCTGATGAGCGTAGAATTGTTTTCAAGTTCCGCAAGAACTACTTCAGCAAAGAACAACAAGACGCAGCATATGCTGGTCTGCGTGAAGCAGCGATTCGAACAGAGAATCGTGGACTTGCTTCTGGTATTAAAGATGGTATCATTGCTACCTCTGATGGTCGTGAGTGGGTTACCAACTATCAAGATGAGATGATCACTGCCTTGATCAAGAATCGTAACTCTGCTTTGATTGAAGAAGATGTTATTGATACAGTTCGCAATAAGTATCCTACCGAAACTGACAAGAAGATGGCAGGTGGCGGTGGTAAGAACAATGTATGGGTTATCTCTCGTTTCCGTGGTAAGTTTGACTTTGAAGCATGGGTTGATTCAATTAAACCTATGAGCCGTGAAGAACGAGCAAAGGCTACTGAAGAAGTTATGAAGATGATCAGTACCACTACTTACGGCACTGCTGTTAACTCTGGTATCGCTGGCTGGTTCGATCGTTACCCACGTATTCCATATGGTCGTGCTACTTCTTATACACGTGACAACTTTGAGAAGTTCCAAATGGCATTCCCATTCCTTCAAACTCTTGCCAAAGGTTTCAAGGATCTATTGCCATGGCGTTATGCTAATCAAATGAAAGCAGCAGAGAAACTAGATCCACGTTTCTTGGTTCCTGGAACTCCGTTCACAACTATCACTGTCAACAAAACATTCCGCACTGCCGCACACTTTGATGCTGGTGATTTAGATTCTGGCTTGTCTAACTTGTTGGTGTTGTCTAACAATGGTAACTACTCTGGTGGTTACTTGATTGCTCCAGAATATCGTGTTGCTGTTAATGTGCGTCCAGGTGACTTGCTCTTAATTAATAACCACGAGGTTATGCACGGCAATACTGAGATTAAACTTCTTGATGAAGAAGCCGAGCGTGTTTCATTGGTATGTTATTTCCGTGAGAAGATGCTTGAGTTGGGTTCATTTGAATATGAAGATTGCCGTTTCAACTTTGTTGAATCTCGTAGACTAAACAAAGAACATCCTCTATGGAAACCTTTATGGAATGGTGTTTCTGAATCTATGTGGACTAGCAAAGAATGGTATGACTATTGTGAAGAGAAACTTGGTAAGGATGAACTTCATAAGTATCACCCAGAAGCCAATGCTTCATCACTAGAAGGTTTCTTCTGATGTTTCAGATTCTGCCATTATTCCCAACCCCAGTCTATGTTGCTGAGGTTGGGAATTTGAGCCAAGAGGAATATCAAATTATAAACTCTCTTGAAACATCAATGAATGTTTCTGGGAATTCTTATAGTCTTGATACCAAAGTTCTTGACTCTTTGCCAGATTTATCTGAACGAATCAAACCACATCTACAAAATTATATTGATAACATTTTATGTCCGTCAACTAAAGTGGGGTTAAGGTTCACTCAATCGTGGGTAAATAGGAATGCTACTAATCAAGCACATCATAAACATAGTCACGATAACAGCATTGTTAGTGGCGTATATTATATCTGCCCAGAAATCCCACCAAGCATAAAATTTTATAGAAAAAAAGATAGTGACATTTCTTTTGAAATTGGTTCGCACAATCCGTTCAACTCTAAAGAGTATAAGGTTAATATTAGAAAGGGTATGCTTGTGTTGTTCCCATCACAACTTGAACATTCTGTAGATATTAATTCTGGAGTAGAAGAAAGAATTTCGTTAGCATTTAATACATTCTTTACTGGGATTATTGGTGATGAAAATGGTTTGACTAAATTGGAGTTACAATAATGTGTTCTGTTATAGGTGCGTTGATTCAAAATCCAACTTCCAAAGATTTTGAAAACATCCGTAATGTGTTCCTTCAATCAAAGATTCGAGGCATGCACGCAACTGGGTTATCTTATATTAAAGGTAATACAATTGTTACATTTAAAGAAGCAGTCCCTGCGGATAGATTTGTTCATTTAGATAATTTAGAGGAGATGGTAAACGATGACGGCATTCTTTATCTCATTGGTCATTGTAGATATAGCACTAGCGATCTACTGTATAACCAGCCGTTGACAAGCGCAACACATTCTATTGTTCACAATGGAGTTATCACTCAAGAACTTCCAGAGAACTGGGGTAAGATATTTAATTATCCTTGTGAAACAAAGAATGATTCTGAATTAGTTTTACATTCTGCGAATGCTCTTGGTGAGTACCCAGACGCATCTATGGCAGTTTGTGAGTTATCCCTTAAAGATAAACACCTTCTTGTTTTCAGAAATGGTAAGCGTCCATTATATTTGACTTCTTTGGTGAATGGAGTTATAATTACTTCTACTGCGGATATTCCTAGACGAGCAGGTATTAAGATGCCAGCTGTTGAAGTTCCAATGAACACTTACTTGACATTCGATTCAAATATGACAATGAATGTTGACCTTGTCAAAACAAAGAAACCTGATTTACAGAAAGTAGATTATGAATTATCCAGCTGATAAATTTACATACGGTATGGAAATAGAGTGGGGTGATGTGCCTCGCCCTTTTTTAATTCCAGAAGAACTCGGTTCTTGGGAGTATTCAGAACGAGATATTATTAACCTAAGAGACCCTTACAAATATGTCTGCGCTGACCCACTTGGTGAAACTCCTCCAGTCGGTGGGGAGATTAACACTAAACCGACTAGAACATGGCAAGAACAAGTTGATAGATATTTTGAACTTGAGAAAATCTTTTCAGATAACGGAACTCCACCTACTGTTGGCGTTACTGCTCACACTCATATACATTGTCGTGTCCCTAATCTACGTAATGATATTGATGCGCTCAAGCGTCTAACAAAATACATCAAAGAGAATCAAGCTGCTGCTATTGAGCATGTTTATGGTTTCTTTGAGCACAATCAAATGAAAGGTGCCAAAGGCGCAAAGATGTATTTGAAGTTTGATGGTGGTCGCCCAATGCCTGACTACATGTCAGATAACATCATCAACCTAGCAACAGACTTTGATTCATTCATCAAGATGCATGCTGCTGGTAAAGATGGCGTATCAATGGGTCGCCCATTCCGTTTCGCTATTAACATGTATGCTTTAAAGCATATTGATACTGTAGAGTTTAGACTGTTCCGTGGAACATTAGATCGAACTGAACTCGAATCATGTTTCCGTTTTGTTCAAGACTTTCTTGACGCAGCATTAAATGATGGACCAAGTGTAGTTGAACTTATATCAACAAACAACTATAAATTTCCTCCAATGCAGTGGGACTTGGCTCAGTTTATTGGTTGGGAGAAAACTAAACATCCAGAAGATCGTGGCGAAAAAGTAAGAACCTATGTTGAAGTTGCGTAACTGTACACGAACTGAATTCATTGCCGCAATATCTGAAGCCAAGGAAGATAACTTCGCAAAGACGTTCGTCGCTAAAGCAGACATGCAAGAGCAATGGGATTCTTGTATTGGCGCATTCGATGGTAACGAATTAACTGCTGCAATCATTACTACAATCTCGAAGACTAAACCACATGTAGCCAATCTACAGTTGCTACATACCTTTGCAAAACATAGGGGTAAAGGTTCGGCTCGATTACTCTGCGAGGACTCGCTAAAACGAGCGAGAGCCAATGGGGCAACTTACTTCAGGGTATCCTCTGAGAAGTCTGCCGTGGGCTTCTACGAGCGTCTAGGATTCCGCTTCTGGGGTGCTCAAAAGAGTGGTTGCCAGCTATCTATCTTCCGTATAGGGGGAGATACCTTCTTAGAGGGCGACTACGACTACTCCGACACGACTATCAACAAAGCGGTCAACCGAAAGGGTAAGGGGGGCTGTACGACCCTCTACGACCTTGCAAACAGCCAAATAGGGGTCAATTTAGAGGGTTTTTGAGTCAAAAATCGCTTTACTTTCATTCCGATTTATAGTATAATAAAGTATGGATTACAGATTAGAACAAAACCGACGAGAGGCATTTATCCGATGGTATGCTTGGTCGTTAAAATATGATGATTGTGACCCAGCTGTATGGGCTACAAACTATCTGAACAAACGATATGAGCATAATGACGAACAGCGTCTTTGGCTTTGTTGGTTGTATGGTAACACATATCAATTGCCTACTGCTTGGGTATTGATGAATGAGTTTCCTGATTATGAATTGGCGACTGTTGATCGAATGACTCAATGGAATGCTACGAACTATAAGAGATTGAGATATCAAACTGATACAAAGTGGAACAAAGGACATTTACCTACAATGTTTGAATCGTATCAGAAATTTATTGGAAACAGGACTCAGCGTGAAACACTCGAATCGTACTACGGAGACAATGAGAAACAAAACTTTGATGCTCTGTGGAGCGTACTCAAAGGAAACCTTCACAAGTTTGGTAGGTATTCTACTTGGTTCTATATGCAGCATCTTCGTCACACTGCTGGGATTAGGATTGAGCCTAGTTCTCTCATGCTTGATGATTATGATGGTTCCCGTTCTCATCGTAATGGATTACTTTTGGCCATTGGCAAGGATGACGATTATGATCGAAAACTTAATCGAGTGGAATATGCATACCTTGAGAATGTTAGCTGGGGGATTATCATTGAAATGAGAGAAAGGTTTCCAGAACTAGCAAATCAAATTGACTACTTCACTATGGAAACCTGCCTATGTTCTTTCAAGAAAATCTTTCGTGAACATCATGGTCGTTATCTTGGATACTACCTTGATCGTCAGGCAGAAGAAATTATTAAAGCAGAGAATGATGGATGGTATGGTATTGATTGGGATGTTCTTTGGGATGCTCGAAATGAAACGATTGATTTAAGATTAGACCATAAGCGTGGTATTGATAAAGAAAGGTTTTCAAGTTTTGTTAATACTGGTAAACTTGAAAACCTTGAATGGATGTTTGATGATGAAGAACCTGTTTTAATTGGATTGGAGAATTTTTAATGTCTGTCGCTACACAAGCCCCAGTAGGAAATTTAAGTTTTGATGGTAGCAATAGCACCATCACGGTATCTACTGCTTCTAATACTGCTGGTATTAGTCAAGCACAAAAAGTAAAGACTCAAGATATTCTTGATCAGTTTGCTTTGAATGAGTTTGTTGTTGAGCATCGTGTTCAAGAGCAAGAACTTATTAAATTGAAAGAGCAGAACGTGGATTACGCTGATGCCATTAAAGAAAACATGGCTAAGAACCTAGCACGTGAT